CGCCGGCGCGATCTCCTCGCAGAAGTCCGAGGAGACCGGCAAGCCGAAGAGCTGGTGGCGCTGGCCGCTGGTCGTCCTGCTCGTCGTCCTGGCCGTGGTCGCCGTGGTCTGGATCTGGCGGCTCTCGAGCAAGGAGCGGCGCGAGCTCGCCAGGCTGCGCCACGAGAGGAACGTCCTGGAGATCCAGGCCGAGCAGGCGCAGATCGACAGCGCCGTGGCCCGCGACCGCGCGGTGATCGCGGACCGCCGCCGGCTCATCGCCGAGTCGGCCGCGCGAGTCAGGGAGATCGACCGCGAGATCGCCGAGGGGAACAGACGCCATGACGAAGTGCTTGCCGACATCGATCGCATTCGCGTTGTTGACCTGCCTCGCGGCGACTAGCGCCGCGGACCCGTACCGGCCGAAGGTCGTCCCGCAGTGCGAGGTCTACGACCTGGCCGACGGCCGCGCGGTCTGCGGCTACGTCGTCGAGCAGGCAGACGGGACCGAGACGCTGGACCAGTGGAAGGAGGTCTTGCGGGTGGACGCCGAGCTCGTCGTCCTCCGGCACCAGGACGGCCTCAGACGCCGCAAGCTCGCGGAGCTGTCCGTTCAGGCGTCCGCGGCCGTCGCCGCTCTGGCGGCCGCTGAGCGCGCCCTCGAGGTCGTCGAGCTCCGCAACGCGGACCTGACCCGTCAACTCATCGAGACGGATCGTAAGTACCAGAACGAGCGGGTGAAACCACGGATCGGCGGGGGCGGGGGCTGGGGCTGGGCCGCCGCGGGCCTGTTCGCGGTCGGGCTCGCCGGCTACGTCGCCGCCGACCAGTTGTAAGTCCGCAGGCGCTCGTCTAAAGTGTTGACTTTATGCGCGGGATAGTTACGATCCAAGCATGCGAGTAGGGCGTTCTTCCCCCCAGACGAAGTCGACGCCAACCTGAAAGCCCGGACTAGCTATCCGGGCTTTCGCTTTGTCAGGGGTCGGTGCTATCTTGCGGGTGCATCGTGAGTTTGCGTTTTAGAACGCCCCGGCCTGACGCTCCGGGGCGTTCGCCTTTTCGGTCCCTGCTACAGTAGGCAAGGCGTGGCTGGCAGTATCAGGCTTAGCGAACTCGACGCGGAGTTTTTCGTTATCGAATCGCCGACCCTGTTTCGGCGCGTCGACATACTCACAGGCTCCAACGGCCTGATGTTTTTATGCCCGAAGTGCTACGCTGAGAAGGGCGACACGATCGGCGTCCACCGCGTGATCTGCTGGTTCGTCGGCGTAGATCCGGCGATCGATCCGAAGCCCGGCCGCTGGAACCCGTCAGGCACCGGCATCGACGACATCACCTTCGTCGGCCCGGGCGCGGCGAGCGTGTTGCTGACGGCCGGCTGCCGCTGGCACGGCTTCATCCGCAACGGCGCGGCTACGTTATAGTACAGCGATGGCCCAGAAGCGGTTTGACTGCGCGCCGAACGACGAGAAGTGGCCGGCGCGCGGTCAGTGGAAGCGCGTGAAGATGTTCGACGACACGATCACGGCGCGCCTCAAGTGCCCCGACTGCGGTTGCATCGCGTTGCTGACCGGTCACGAGATCGCCGCGGGCGGCGCGGTAACGCCGAGCGTCGACTGCCCGCGTCCAGACTGCGACTACCATGAGTCCGGCGTAATACTCGTCGGCTGGCTCGACTAGCAGTCGTCCCGTCCCGCAGCGTATTATCGCTCGGTGGCAGACGACGTGCTGGAGAAGCTGACCGTGAGCGTGCTGGAGGGCAGGGTCGGGGTCGAGGAGTCGTGGCGTACCAAGGACGCCCGAGGGAAGGTGGCCCGCTGCGCGCTCCGCTGGGCCGTGGGGGAGCTCGACGACGACGAGGCGCTCGCGCTCGTAGGAGAGCTGATAGACGCGGCCGAGCCCGACGGGGTAGCATCGGACGATGGCGGCGAGGAAGTGGAAGCATTGGCCAAACCAGTCCGGCGATAGCCCGCTCGCCCAGCGCCTCGACGACGACGTCGACGACTTCCGCGGCGGCCGCGAGCGGACGAAGAAGAAGCCGGTGTCGCGGCTCGTCATCCACATGACGGGCCGGACGATCGTCGGCAGCGCGATCAAGGAGGGGCTCGACCCGATCGAGAAGTGCCTATCGTACTACACGACGAAGCTGACCAGCTCCCACTTCCTCCAGGGCTTCGGCGGCGAGCTGTGGCAGATGACCGACGAGCGCATCCGCGTCGGGCACGTCAACACGAACGACGGCACGAAGTTCGAGCGGCCCCTCTACCTGGACGGCAGCTGGGCTCGAGGCGCGCCCGGCGAGAAGGGTGACGTGATCTCGCCGTTCACGGTCAAGACCTGGAAGAGCTATTGGCCGCACTACAAGTCGCCGCAGCATTTGTTCCCCGGCTTCTCGGTCAACGACACGTCGGTCGGCGCCGAGAACATCCCGTGCTTGACCGGGTCGACGTACCTGGCCGAGCCGCTCCGCCCGGGCCTGTGGCACACGGCCGCGCAGCACGTGGGGATGGCGCTGCTCGCGTGCGACCTGGCCGATCGCTGGAGCTGGCTGGGCCAGTGGTGGCGTGACCCGAAGGGCGGACCGCGCGCGCCGACCCTGCCCGGGCACGAGGACGTCGATCTCTACGGCCGGGCACAGAAGAGCGGCGGATGGGATCCGGGCGCGCTACGGACGGCGCCGCGCTGGGACTGGCCGTTCGTGACGAACATGATCGTCCTGCGGCTCACCGTCGGCGAGCATCTCGGGTTCCTGCGCCGGGCGGCCGACGTCGTCGGCAGGACCGCGGTCGCGCTGTTCTAGGTCGCTAGTATTCCGAGCACGCGACCACGCGCGGCGCGGTGTTGCGCTTCCACTCGTCCAAGAGCGGAACCTCCGCGTTCTCGTCCTCGTCGAAAAACGTCTGCTCGCGCGCTTCGTTCTGGTCCAGGACCTCGGCGGAGAGCTCGTCGTCCCACGGCAGGCCGTCGAGGTGGTCACCCTCCGCGGCGAGCACGATCGCCTGCACGTGGTTGCGGGCCGAGACGGTGATGGTCACGTTTCCGCCGAAGGTGATGGTCCAGAGCATGGTCCCGTGATCGAGCGATCGCCGGGCGCCGTTGAGGTCGATTCCGTAGTCGGTCATTAGCTGTCCCTTTCCTAACTCGGTCGCCCGCCCCAGACCTCGCCGCGGTACTGTCCCAGCAGCGAGACTAGGTTGTCGACCGCGCGCGGCGACTTGAACCGCAGCGCCATCGGCGGCAGGCCCGCCATGTTCAGGATGAAGTGGATCTGCGTCGCGGGGATCGTTCCCGGCACGGGGTGGGGGCTCCACGCGCAGACGTTGTAGCCCTCGAAGTAGCGTGTGCTCTCGGGCTCGGTGCTCGGCGGCAACTCGACCCGCTCGGTGCTCGGGCCGATCGCGACGTCGGCCGCGGTGATCGCCTCCTCGACGCGGCCCTCCTGCAGCATGTCGCGGACGTTCCTGAGATTGAGCCGTAGGTCATGAACTTCGCGCTTCCAGTCGTCGCGTGACTTCTTCATGTCTAGTCACCGATGTCGATGTTGTTGAGCAACAGCAAGGCGTACTTGCAGCCTAAGCTGTACTGCCATCCCGGCGCGGTGAGCGTCCACACGGTATTCCCGCCTGGTTCGTCGTCCGCTGTCGCCGCGCGCTCTTTGATGTACCCCGCTTCTATGAGGCGGTTCAGCTGCTCCGTCAGGCGCTCTCTGTTTTTGTGGTTGTCGGGCCAGCCAAGATCGCTCCCCAGCATCGTCTTCGTGACGCCGCCCGGCCATCGCCGAAGAACCGCGGCGACGACGACGTACAGCGCGTCGTTGACGCCTATCTTTCGAATCTTCATAGTCCTAGCCCCCCCATCCCCGGCAACTCCGCCTGCCGCTCCTCGAGGCGAGCGTGCGGCGGGCAGAGGTCGCGGTCGGGCCCGACGTTCTTCGCGCACCGCGCGCACATCGGCCGGTCGCAGGTCTTCCCGTTCTTGAGCACGTAGTCGCAGAGCTTGCTCGCCGGCCGGTCGCAGTTCGCGGTCGAGCAGGAGCGCCGACGTTTGCCGCGTGAGCACACGACTCCAATGAGGTTGCCGTCATCGTCACGGAACTCTTCGCAGGGCATCAGGCGGTCCGCCGTTTCCGCGCGGCCCGCCGCTCAGCCTGACGCTTCGCCGCGATGTCGCGGAGTCGTTTTTCCGCGAACTTGACGAGGATCTTCGTCGTGCGCGTGTCGCGCAGCCCGCGCTCCGTTCGCCGCGCCGGCTTGCCGCCCTTGTAGCGGCCCGGGTAGCTGATGCGGCCCTTCTTCTTGTCTCGTCGTCTCATCCTGTCCTCCTCAAAACGGTATCATGCTGGTGTCGAGCCGGTGGTCCTCCCACCGCTTCTGCGTGGCGGCGATCGCGCCGCCGAGCCACGCCGTCCGTCTCACCTTCTCCTCCTTCGTGCGACCGCGGAAGAACCCCTTGGAGCCGGTGCGCTGCTGATGGTGATGACGACAGAGCGGAATCGTTTCGCGGTCGGGACACTTGTGAGAGTACGCCCGATCGCCAGCGTGGTCGGCCTCGCGCCATGGGCCTCCGTCGCAGTCGCCGAGGTGGCGCAGCAGGCAGGGCTGCTGCTTGACCCACTCCATGTACGCGAAGTCGCGCTCACGCTCGGAGTACTTTGTCACAGGTTCTCACGTTGTGGCCGACCCCGAGCTCGCCGCAACCGCTGCAGCGCCGCGATCCGGCGGTCCGCTTGACGCACCCGCAGTCGTCCGCGGTCAAGCAGCACTGGCCGCAGATCGCGCGCGGCTTCGTCGGCCGGTCCTCGGGCATCAGGCCGCCGACGCCGCGACGATACAGTCCCCGGACGACGCGGCCGACGTGAGGGTTGTAACAGTCGAAGTACGCCGCCACCGCGTTGTAGCTCTCGCCGCCGGCGACCAGCGACAGCATCTCGTCGCACTCCTCGACGCCGAACCGGTGCTTGTCAACCGCCCTCCAGCCGCTGCTGCCGTGCCGCGGCGGACGCGGCACGCCGGGCTCGCGGTAGTTGTAGCCGTTAGCGACCCCGTAGATCGCGCCCTGGCTCACGCCGTAGCGCTCGGCCAGCGGCATCAAGTTCAGCTTGGCCGCGCGCCTCTTGCGGATCACCGTCACCTGTCGCGGGCTCAGCTTGGCGTGGGACCGCGCGAGCGGGCTCGCACGTAGCGCGTCGGAGAGCCGCTGCCGGGCCACCTCGGAGACGATCAGGCCGTGCCCGGACAGGACGAGATGGCGCAGGCACCGATGGTTACCGCACGACCGCTTGACGTCGAGCCCGTCCGGGACGAACTCGCGCCGGTGCCAGCGGACGAACATCCAAACCACGCGCTGGACGGACTCGAGCCAGTAGTGGCCCGGGACGCAAACGCGGACTTGAGGAGTAGCGCCGTTGAGCGGCCCAGTCCATTCGATGCAGTCGCCGACGGTCCGGGTCCGCGCCATGATGCGCGCGGGCGCCGTCCCCCATCCGTGGACGGCGATCAGTTCGCGCCAGTTGCCCGGTCTCGCCACGGCCCTACTTCTTGGCCCTGGTCTTCTTCGCCGCCGGCTTCTTGGCCTTGGCCTTCTTCTTCGGCTTGGCGGCGGCCTTCTTCTCGTCGGCGATCTCCTTCTCGATCGCGAGGACGTCGACGCCCAGGTGCTCGCACGCCGTGATGAACTCGCTGCCGTAGCCCTTGTAGCCGAAGTCGTGGAACCAATCGAACAGCGCGCCCTCGAGGATGTACTTGAGTAGCTTGTAACCGTCGGGCTCGGACAGGAGCGACCTGGCGAAGTCCTTCTCCTTCTCGTCGTGAAGCTGGGCGACCTCGGTATGGTGAGCCGAGTTGCCCAGGTACGCGAGCACCTGCAGCAGCTTCGAGTCTTTCCCGAAGGTCGTCGTCGCGGCCTTGAGGCCGAGTTGCTCGATGATCTTCTTCGCCGTCTCCTTCTTGATCAGTCGGGTCTTGCGCGCCTGCTTGCCCTGCGCCGCCGGCGACGTCGCCTTCTTCTCGGTCTTGACGAGGCCGACCTTTCGCAGCGCTCGCTCGGCGGCCTTACGGTTCACCAGTCGGCGCGGCGAGCCGCCCGGGTCCTTCGCGAGCGTGATCTCCGGCAGGGCGTCGCCGAGCAGCTTCGCCCAGCTCTTGTTGAGGTTCTTGTCCTTGAGGCGGTAGTCGACCGTCTCAGCGTCGGCGTCGACGAAGCCGCTATTGTAGGCGAGGCCATAGTAGCTGTCGGCCCCTCCGTGATGATAGGCGTTGAACGCGTCCTTGCTGTCCTTCACGCCGAGCACCTTGAGGCCGTCCTTCCGGGCCGCCGCGGACTTGATTTTCCACGCGGCGGCTGCCTTGTCGGCCCAGCACTTCGGGTCGAGGCACAGGTCGTCGCGCTTCTTGATCTCGCCGAACAACTCGCGCTGTTGGCCGGTCCGCTCGGGGCAGGACGCGCACGACTTCATCTTCGGCACCAGGCCGCCGTCGGCGACGTCGAACGGAGCCGACCGCAGATCGAGCATGTACTCGCGGCGCACGAGCCGGCGCGCCTCGTCGACGTCGATCGGCATGTGACGGTTGGTCATGTCGTCGGCCGCCTTCTTCTGCAGCTTGGGGTCGGGGATCCGGGCGATGACGAACGCGACCTCGGCGCCGAACTTCCCCCCGACGAACATCTTGCGGACCGGCTTGGCCAGCGACAGCAGCTTCGTCCGCGAGCGCACGTACTCCTGCTCGCAGCCGCGCCGGTTGGCGATGTCCTCGACCGAGAGCTTGCGCTCGAGGAGCTGGCCGAACAGCTCGGCCTCGTCCATCGGGTGCATGTCCTCGCGCTCGATGTTCTCGGTGATCTGCGCGTCGATGACGTCGTCGTCCGTCATCCTGCAGACGATGACCGGCAGCTTCGGGATCCCGGCCTCGACCGCGGCGGCGAGCCGGCGGTGTCCGAAGACGAGCTCGTAGTAACCGTTGACCTTGCGGACGCGCAGCGGCTGGAGAACGCCCTCGCGCGCCAGCGATTCTCCGAAGGTCTTGAGGTTCCCGTAGTGCTCGCGCCGGTTGAACGGCGACGGCCTGAGCTCCTTGACGTCGACTAGTTCGAGTTCTCCGTAGTTCATGATCCTGTCTCTCCGTGGTGTGAAGGGGAAGGTGGAGCCACCGGGCGGTGTAGAGGTGCCCGGCGGCTCCGGTTGTCGGAGGGACAACCCCGACAACGAACTTGTATCACTCGCCCAGCAGTGCGAGCAGCCGTCGAGTCATCTCTTTCGCCTCGAGCGCGACGGCGTTCGCCGACAGGTCGTGGCCGCAGTTCCTCAGCAGCGCGACCGTCTCCAGCCGTCCCTGGATCGCCGACGGTAACCCCTGGGCCCTCTTGAGCTCCGCGTCCGTCATGCCCGCCGGATCGGGATGCGGGCCTGCGTGGCGCCGGGCACGTCGACCGTCGCGCGCTCGGCGTCCGTGGCGTCCCGGTCGGCTGAGCGCGCGACCAGGCGGAGCCGGTCGAACTCGACGTCGACGCAGTCGACCGAGCGAGTCCCGGTCTTGCGGTCGCGCCGGACCTCCGTGAAGGCGTCGGCCATCGGGTGGGCCTGGAGGGCGCCGAGCTCCTCGCGGTCCAGGTCGACGATCTTCAGCTCCGCGCGCAGCCACGCACCCGACTTGAGGCGGACCCTCTTGCAGTGGGCGTCGATCGCACCCACGACGTGAATCAACCCGTTGACGGTGTTGACCGGTGTAATCATCTGTCCCTCCTTATTCCGGCGATACCGGAAAAGTATCCCAGCGCTATGACGGTTGTCTAGCCTTGTCAATTTCCGGGCTTCCATCGCTACGCCTCCGTGCTGGCACGCTCCCTCGCGACCCAGAGATCCCAGAGAATCCGCGCGTCCTCGTCGTCGGCGATCAGCCGCGCGAAGGCTACGAGCCCGGCGGCCGTCAGCTGGCCGCCCGCTCCGCCCCGGTCGTGGCAGCGGGACGCGAGCGCCTCGCTGACCCGGACCTCCTCATCACGCTGACGCGTGAGTTCGCTCTGTCCCTCAGCGTTGATCACGACCCTGACTCGGCGATTCTGCCGCTCACCGATTTCCTCCATGACATCGATGAGTCCGAGCTCGGCGAGTCGCTCGAGAACCACGACCGGTCTAGACGGGATGCCTCCCTGGGGGCCGAGGTTCTTGACGGCTCGGAGCGCGATGGTCTGCTCGTGGTTGATCACGATGTCGCTCTCTCGAAGTAGTGCCGGCCCGGTTTCTCGTAGGGCTGGATCTCGAGCTTCTCGAGTTCCTCCGCTGTCGGTTCGCGGTGGCGGCTCGCCTCGATGCGAGGATAGCCCGGGACGCGCGCGTCATCGATCGCGATGTAACCGCTCTCCCTCGAGCTCGTCGATATCCAGGTCTCGACCGTCGCCTTCGGGTACGCTTCGACGAGCTGCTCGGGCGTCACGCCGTTCAGGGTGATCGTGAGCGGCCTGACGTCGGCCGCCTCGAGCGCGGCGATTAGCCGATCGACTCGGTCTCGTAGTTTCCCGGTGTCCATGGTGTCCCTCCTGGTTGTCTTGATGCACCCCGGGCACATCGTCGCGTCCTCGGGCACTGGATCGAACGGCTCGTCGCACTCGTCGCACTGCGTCCACCGGCAGACCGCGCAAGGCGTCTTCCCGCTGATGCGGTTCCGGCCGGTCCCGAGGCAGCCGTAGCAGTCCGGAGTTATCAGTCGCTGTCCCAGCGCCTCGTCCATTAGACGCTCCGCCGCCGCGCCCACGCGGCGCGCTGCTCGGCTTCCCTGCGCTCCCTGGCCTCGTCGTCCTTGCGTCGCGCCTCCTTCGCTTCGCGGTAGCCGGGCGTGCGCTGGTTCTGTCGGATGGCGAGCGTCAGCGACTCGACGAGGTCCGGGTCGTCCGTGTCGATGTTGAACACGCCGGAGAGCTCGAAGAAGTTGCCGAAGAAGCGGGTGACTCCCTCGGGGATCGCCGGGTCCGGGTCGTCGAAGACGAAGTTGCCGTAGGCCTCGAAGCGGGGATCGAGCGCGTACTCCGCGAGCCGCTCGAACAGCTTCTCGATCGGGTCGGGGTCTTCGCCCAGCCACTTGGATCCGTTGCTGTGGATCGTGGTCGTCACGACTGGTCCTCCCACCCGAACAACTCGCGGGCCATTCGCTTCGCGGCGTAGACGCCGGCGTTGTTGAGCTGGCGCTGCCACGCACCGACGGAGCGCGCCCAGCGGAACCCGGCGCTCTTCATCTTGCGGCACGTCTCCTTGTCGGGCCGCGCGTCGAAGTAGAACCGGACGCGGTTGTCGCCCTTGTCCTCCTCGATGCGGAAGCCGTCGCCCTCGACGGGCTCGGACTCGACGCGCTCGGAGGCCTTCTCCAGCCCCTCCAGCCGCTTGCGGTAGCGCCGGATGTTGCCGCCGAGGTTCTTGAGCACGTAGGACGGAAGCTGGTCCCCGCCCTCGGCGCGGGCCTTCTTGTTGTGGGCCTTGTACCGGTCGCGCTCCGCCTCGAGCTCCGCGAGCTTGGCGCGCAGCTTGACCACGGCCTCCGGGTCGTCGGAGCTGACCCCGTGGGTGCCGTAGTTCTCGGCCTTGTCCGCGTAGTAGGCGGCGGTCCTGTCCGCGTCGATGGCCTTGCGCGTGTTGCGATCGACCCGCTCGAGGTCGCGGCGGTGACGCCGCTCGCTATGGTGGCCGACGAGCACGGGCTGCCCCATCGGGATGTGGTCGAGGATCCCGCGCGCCGCGTCGTTCGCGGCCTTGGCCTCGCCCCGCTTCTTCTCCGCGCGCCTCGCGTGGCGCTCGCGGCGCCGTTCGATTCGCTCCTCGTATTCCGTCATGCGTTTACCTCCTTGCGGTAGTGCGGCGGGCCGGCGGTCACTGGCGCCACGCTTCCCGGTTGAAGCCGAGGTCGGCGCCCATCTGCCAACAGCCGTACCCCTCGTAATCGTCCCGCGAGAGATCGCCGACTATGCGGGTAGCCTCGACGTATGAGACTCGGTAGCCGACCCAGGCGCTCACGAGGTCAGCGACACATCGCTCCCAAGCTGCGCGCCCCGCCTTCCACCCCCGGAAGTCAGCGTGGCTCTGTAGCCCCGTGGACTTGGCGTACTCGGCACCGATGCGCCGCGCAACGTGGTTGGGCGCGGTCATCGGGACATCTCCGCACTCTCGCAGATCGACTCGACCTCCCACCATAGGCCGTGCTTGTCCTGCCCGTGATTCGTCACGCGAACGTCATAGCGGCGGAAGAGGTCGTCCCAGTCGGCGCACGGCACGGCAAAAGACGCCCAGCCCGTAGACCGACGGCTCATCAGATACGGCACGCCGCGCTGGAAGCGGACGCAGCCAACCCCGAGGAGTTTTGTACCACGGTACGGCGGAATCTTGGCGCGGGCCTCAGCTAGTTCCTCGGCAAGCCTCGTGTTCTGCGTGCGCTGTTCATCGATGACGCGACGCGACCGCGCCAGCTCACTCGCCAACGCGAAGGAGGCCTCCGTGGATTCCGCGCCAGATCCTACGACGCGCACGGTGAGTCCGTCGACCTTGAATGATGACATCCTCGACCCGTCTGGCGCGGCGCCGAAGGTGACGATGGACGATGTTTCGTTACGCGGTGTCATCGGGACACCTCCTCGATCTCCGAGCAGTCCGCCAAATGGAACCCGCGACCACCGCACTCGGGGCAGGGGTCGCCGTGGTACACGCCGCAACCGACGCAGCAATCTTCGTCGTCGAGCCGGCAGTCGGCGTCGGTCGCGTGTCTCTGACGGGTTTCTTCGCCCATCGTCTTCTCCCTCGCCCGAGTCATCGGGCCATCGCTGTGTAGGTAAACCGCGTCGCGGAGTTGCGGCCCATCGAGCTGCGCAGTCGCGCTGCCTCGGCCTCGGCCTCCTCGCGCGTGCCGTACTCGACGACCTCGTCGTCGCTCTTCAGCCACGCCTGTCGGCTGCCGGTGACTCCACCGCTGACGGTGCAGTAGACGCCCCACGTGCCGGGCTCGGAGTTGGTGGTGGTCATAGGGTCGTCTCCTCTCTGAGTTGAGCAGCGTCGAACGCCGCGTTTAGGAATGCTGTGGTCGGCTTGTCGTCGAACCATTCGCCCCAGTCGAAGCAACCGAGGACGTTGTCGTCGATGAAGAGCCCGAGGTCGACCCACCTGAGGGCGTCGGCCCACGCGCGCCCGGCGGCGCGCTCTCGCTCTTGCGTCCGTTGACGGCTCGCCATTAGTACGCATCCAGCGCATCGCAGCGGTGGATCTTCGGCGAGCCGTACTCGCCGAAGTGGCGATGCCGCTTGATGATGACGCTCGGCAGCTGGCGCGCGGGGTAGCCGCGGCGCTCGAACTCCGCGCTGGACCGCGTGCAAACTTCGCTCGCGGCGACGTAGGTGTCGGCGCTGTCGAGGCCCGTCCACCGGGACTCGTTGACGGAGATCTGGGGGATCCACTCGTCCCGCGCGTCTCCATCCCAACACGTAACTACGTGCGCGACTCGAAGCCTGATCGTCATGGTCTACGCGACCTCCGGTCGGCCGTAGCCGCGGGGGGTCTCCGATCGGCGCAGGCACTCGCCTGTCACCGAACGGCCGGCGGTCTGCCGGTTCGCCTCGCCCTTACAGCAGGGGCACCATTCCTCGTGCTGCGCGCGGTAGGGAGCGGAGGCGAACACGTGGCGCTCTAACTCGCGGGCGGACAGCGGTCCATGCAGGCGCACGCCATCCCAGAAATACAGACCTCGTGTGTCCTCGAAGATGTCGATGATGCAGCGGACGGCGGCGATCGCGTCGCGGCCGAACTCGCCGTAGTTCGCATCCGTGTCACACCACACAAGGTGGGTGCCACAATCCCGGACGATCCACACGAAGGGGTGACCGGGGTTCCGGTCGATCGCCCTACGATCGTGATGGATCAGGTCCGAGCGAAAACTGGCAAGGCACTCCGTCGTGCGCGCGACGTTGAGTAGCGCGGCGTACGCGGGGTTGCGGGTTCTCTTCATTTATCGAGTCGCCTCCTTCTCCGCGCAGCCGCGGCAAGTATTCTCGGGCGACCCGTCAGCCAGAATCACCAACTCCAGCGACTCCGCGGGGTCCCCGCAGCGTTCGCACCAATCGGCATCGGCCTTCTCCTCGGACCAGATCAGCCCGAAGCTGACGTCGTAGACTTCGATCTGCTCCTCGTCTCCGTCGTCCGTCGGGATCATGATCCCTTCCGGGCCGCAGGCGGAGGGCTCGTCCTCCGGTTTGCCGTCGTACATCGACTGCATCCACAGTCGGTCGCCCTCGAACCAAATCTTGAAGGAGTCGCCGCCGCCGTCGGTCCACCACTTCACGACCTTCTCGGCGGTCGTGCGGTTCACGAGCGGCTTGGCCCACCCGTTCCAGCGGTGCCCGTCGGTCCAGCCGGAGATCCGGCTGTCCTCGTCGTCTTCGATCTGGAAGTCTGTCGTGTAGTACTTGGTCAGCTCTTCCGCCGTGACGAACTCCGCGCTGTCGCGCGGGACGCGGAGGTGGAAGCCGCCGCCGGCCTTGTTAATGCCGAGAGTCGTGGGGTCGGTGTCGTCGTTGACCTCGTAGGCCGTTGCCCATGTCTTCGGCGATCCCTTCTTGACGATGTATTTCATGTGTCCCTCCGATAGGCGACCGGCCCGGTGGCCGTCGCGTTTAGGGGCCCTCTACTGCCCCGACTCCTTCCGGCGTAGCCTCTCGGCGAGGGCTGGTGTCGGTCTCGTTCGAGACGTCAACCGTTACTCGGAGGGCCGCCGGTCGCGTTTTAGGGGGGGCTCTCTAGCCACCCCTCTCCTATTTCCCTCTCTATATACAATGTAAGCATTATTACGGGGTTACGCCATAGGCTAGCCTCCGAAATCCTCCGAAATCCTCCGAAATGCCCGCAATCATATCAGCTAGTTGCGGACACGCGGCGGCTACTCCGGAGCGCCCGGAGGACCCTGCGGGCCCGAAGTCGGTTCGCGGGGGAGTTGTACCAGCGGTTGACCCCGGACGGGTGCGGGACGACGACGGCCCAGCGACCGCGCAGCTTGAACCACCTTAGATAGGGCTCGCGTCCCGCGCCGAACGCGGCGGCCACTCCGTGCCCGAGCAGGACCACGTGGTCTCCCCGGAGCCGCGACCGTCGTGCCGCTTCCCTCGCGACGGCGGCCGGGAACGCGTCCCCCTTCTCCGCCTTGCCGGGGAACTCGCGCAGCAGGTTGCGCGGCCGGAGCAGCTCGAGCGCGGCGTCCAGGTCGAGCCCCATCAGCTTCGCGATCCGTTGGCCGCTGTCGCCGCGCAGCGGTCGGCTCCTCGGCGTGTTCGGTCCGGGCGCCTGCCCGATCGTGGTGACGATCACCGGCCTACCGTGTCGCGACGCTCAGCGTTCGTCCAGCTTGCGGAGGATCTCGTCGCGGACCACGCGCGCGACGTGCGACATCATCACCGGGGGCACGGCGTTGCCGAGCCGGTGCCACTGCTGGCCGTAGGTGCCGACGAGCTCGTAGTCGTCGGGGAACCCGCAGATGCGGCGCAGCTCCGCGATCGTGAACTTGCGCCAGCCGTCCGGGTGCACGACGGCCGCGGTGCCCCTGTGCGATCCGCCCACCGCGGACACGGTCGGGCTGGGAGCGTCGGGGTGCGGCCTCGAGAGGTTGAAGTACTTGTCCGACGTCTCGCCCGGCCCCAACTTCTTGGCCTCCTCGGCGAGCATCGTCCCCTCGAGGGTCTCGTCCTCGTAGACCTGGAAGTGGTGCTCCGCGGCCCCGCCGCTGATCGTGATCGCCGGCGAGGGCTTGTCGAGCACGTCTCCCTGGCTGAACAGCCCGCTGGTGTCGTGGACGACGCGGCGGATCTTCGTCGCGCCGTGGTTGCCGCCGCTGATGCCCTGCGCGCAGATCGCCGGCGACGGAAGGTCCGCGTGCACCTCGCCCCGTTGCTCCGGGCGGACCTTGACGCGCTCGACCTCGATGCCGCGCTCGAGGCGGCCCTGGGCCATGTCCCCGATCGCGTCCCGGATCGAGTAGTAGTACGGTAGCGGCTTCGGGTGCGCCGGCTCGACGCCGAGGTCCTCGCGGACGCCGACGAAGATCACCCGGGTTCTCGACTGCGGGACGCCGAGCCACTTGGCGTCGAGCAGCTTGACCGCGACGCGGTAGCCGGCGTCTTCGAGCCGCTTCAGGATGATCTTGAAGTAGCCCTTGGCCACGCCCTTGACCAGGCCGGAGACGTTCTCGGCGACGAACACGCGCGGCTGGATCTCCTCGACCAGGCGCGCGTACTCGAGGAACAGGTCGTCGTCGCGCTGCACGCCGTCGGAGGTCTGGCGCTCCTTGCCCCAGCCCTTGGCCCGCGCGCCGGCGGTCGAGAACGGGGTGCAGGGCGGCGAGCCGTCGAGCAGGTCGAGCTCGCCGCGCTCGAGGCCGCACGCGCCGAGGACTTCGGCGCCCGTCACCTCGCGGATGTCGCGGCCGTCGAGCACCGAGCGCGGGTGGTTCGCCTCGTACGAGTCGCGCGCCTCGGCGAGGAACTCGTTGGCCCACGCCACGCGGAAGCCCGCCATCCGATAGCCCAGGCACGACCCACCGCCGCCGGAGAACGTCGACGCCACGGTGTAGCCGTTCCACGGGATCGCCTCGATCTCGGCCATCGACGGGACGCGGTACGGCGGCCGACCGTTCACGGAAGCCACCTTGGCGTTCACGGATCGGGGCCTTTTGTTCACGCGCTCGCGAACCCAGCCGCCGGTCTTCCGGTCGGACGCCTGCGTCTTGATCGTCGGCGCCGGCTCGTCCGGGGACAACTCGCGCGGCGTGTGGTTGGAGTGCGAGCCGACGGCCGCGATGACCCTCCGTGACTTGAAGCCCATCAGTCCGTCTCCATCTGCGCCCGCACGGCGCGCGCCACCGGCTCGGCCAGCCCGGGCGGCATCGCCTGGCCGAGCATCGAGGAGCGTCCCGTCTTGGTCGGCGACAGCAGTTGCCAGTCCTCCGGGAAGGACTGCAGGACCAGCCGAGCCTTCTCCGACAACTTCACGCCGCGCGACATGTACGAGCCGCCGTCGTGGTGGCCTGGCGGTGAGATTCGATCGTCCTTCGTCACGGTCGTCGACGGGCGAGCCCACGGCCACTCGTCCGCGGCCTCCGCTAGTACGCTGGACGCGACCGATGATGACGACGCCTGGAGGCGAGCGGGCTCCGTTGCACGACTGACAGGCCATTTGCCATCGGCCTGGCGGGATTCCTCCATCACACCAGATGTCGCCCCGGTAGCACTTGTTTGGACGAGCGCAGGCTCGTCGGCACGGCTGGGCATGTGGCTGCCTTTGGACGGCCACTGGCCGACACGGCGGGACTCAGAGAGCACTCCGTCGGGGCGGTGGTGCGACTCCTGGGTGATCGTCTGCGCCGGCTTGTCGACGTCGCTGGGCGGATGGAGATCGCGTGACATCGCCAGCACGGCGCCGTCGTTCGGTAGCGCGACCTGCGTCCTGGCCGGTCGGTCGTCGTGCGACGCGTGGCGCCTCGACACGGCGAGCACGTGCGTCGAGTCCTGCCGGTTCCCGGTCAGCGTCCGCGCCGGCCGGTCCGGCTCGTGCGGTCGCATCATGGCGCGCGGTCCGTCGCCGACGCTCAGGATCGCGCACGGCGGGCTGGTCCCATTCCCGTGTATCTGCGTTCGAGCCGGCGCGTCCAGGTCGCTGGGCGGGTGCTTGGGGTGCACGACGAGCAGGGACGGGCTCTGAATGCCCGGGCGCGACCCTAACTGAGTTCGCGCCGGCTTGTCCGTGCGCGAGGCGCGCGCGTCAGGATTGCGCCATCGCAGCCGCACCGGCGTGCCGAGCTCCTCGAGCGACAGGTGCCGGAGCGCGTCGCGGCACGTCACCCACGGCTCGAGCGGCTCGATCCCCGGCAGCGGCAGCGTCGCCATCCTCGCCGGGTCTCCGTGCGTCGGCGCCGGCCAGCGGATGCACTCGGTTCCGATTTTATGGGCGAACCAGAACGGCCTCACTCGCGTCTGCGGGACGCCGTAGTTCGCCGCGTTGAGCGACGCGTAGTCGACGCAGTACCCGAGTCGCGCCGCGGTCTCCCCGATCACCGGCTTGACGACCGAGTCCCAGTGGCTCGAGTCGTCGAGGCCGGGGACGTTCGCGATCATCCAGCACTCGGGCAGCAGCAGCTCGATGACCCCCATCGTCGTCGCGAGCATGTCGCGCTCGTCGGCCTGCCCCTTGCGCTTGCCGGCGCGGCTCCAGGGCGTGCATGGAGGGTCGGCGACGAGGAGGCCGACCCGCTCGGCCGGCCGCCACCCGTCCTGCAGCGAGCGCAGGAAGTCCCTCACGTCCACCTGCGTGGGGCGGTGGCCGAGGTTCGCCTCGTAGCTCGCGACCGCGTGCGGGTCGGCGTCGATGACCATGTCGAACTCGACGCCGGCGCGGCGGAACCCGAGCGCCATCCCGCCGCTGCAGCCGAACAACTCGACGTTCACGACGGCTTGCCCGACCACGTGTACTGGCACTTGGGGCACTCGTAGTCGACGGTCACGTTGCGATCGAAGCTCGGGAAGTCCGGCGGCGGCGTGAGCTGCTTGGGCGACACCGACGCGAGCAGCGCGTCGAGCCGCATCCCGCCGAACGCGGCCTTGCCGATCCCCCTGGAGACCTGGCCGAGGAGAACCGTCACGTCGCCGGTGAACCGGCCCTGGATCTCCGGGTTGTTCAGCGTGGCGTTGAGCCCCTTCTCGTCCGCCGGCTTCAGGTCGACGATCACGACCGGGCACTTCTCGACCCCCGCGGCCTGCAGCACCTTGAGCCGCTGGTGACCGCCGACGACGAACCCCGTCCGCTTGTTGTAGACGATCAGGTCGACCAGGCCGTAGCGCTCCATCGCGGCCTGGAGCCCGGCCAGCGCGTCCTCGGTGATCTCGCGGGGGTTGTACGCCGCCGGCTTCAGGTCGGCGACTTCCATCACGGCGATCTCCGGGATGACGATCGCCAGCTTCTTCTTCCTCTTGCCTGCCACCGCTCTACCTTACAACGGTTTGAGCAGCTTGATCGGGAACGGTCGCTCGTCCGTCGGCGCCTGCGGCGTGTCGAACGGCAGGACCTTCCACCACGACTTCGCCCGGCCGCACTCCTCGCCGGACGCGTCCCACCGGAACCCGTGCTGCTTGGCGAGCTCGTTGTCCTCGAACCGCTGCTGGCCCTGGAAGACCGCCCGCGGCTTGAGAGCCCGGGCGACCTGGTCCTCGAGGTCGTCCACCTGCTTGAGCAGCTCGACGATCATCATCACGTCGGCGAGCGCGCGGTGCTGCGTGCCGACCGGGATCCCGTGGTCCAGGCACAGGTGCGCGAGGTGCCGGCACGGCCGCCGGTCCTTCATCTTCGGCCAGGTGATGTCCTGCTCGGTGCAGACCCAAGGGATCGCGACGCCGTCGTTGTCGGACAGGGGCTCTTCGAAGAAGGCCTCGACGAACCCTTGATCGAACTTCGCGACGTGGGCGACCAGCGCGGCCACTGGCGTCTGCCGCAGCACGTCCAGGAACGGCTCGAGCAGGCCGGTGCCGAGGTCCTCGGCGACCGCGCACATGCTGGCGAGCAACTCAGGACTGATGCCGTTGATGTGCGCCGCCTCGTTGCTCGTCCCGGGGATCAGCGTCGAGAACGCCCAGAGCAGGCCGCGGTTCTCGACGTCGAAGAGCGCGCACCCGAACTCGACCATCGGGTCTTTGCCGGTCTCGAGGCCACCGGTCTCCACGTCTAGGATCATCAGGTTCATCGGTCGTCGCCTCCTTCCAGGTCGAGCTCGGCCTGGGCCCGCTCCTCCGCGAGCGCCTCGGCCTTCTCATCGGCCGTCATGTCGCCGCCGTTTATCGGGACGACCTCGGCCACTTCCTCTTCTTCGGGCTCGGTCGAGACCTCGGGCGTCTTCATCCAGTCGGGCTCGCCGCCGCCGGGCTCCTCCTCGGCCGGCTCCTCCTCGACGATCTCCGCGTCCTCGACGTCGTCGGCGTTGAACACCTCCTCCGGCGGCCGCGTCGGGACCGTGTCCGGGTCCACCGCCTGCGACTCGCGCCCGGCCTCGGCCTTCGCGCGCATCCGGTCCTTGAGCGACGTCGCCTTCTCGACCGCGTCCTCAGGCGTGTCCACGACGACGGCCGGGCCCATGTCGATCTCGTCGACCTGCTCGCTGACCTCGCCGAAGTCGTACAGGCCCATGACGACGTCCGGGTACTCGCGCCGGCCGAGTTCGGCCTGGGCGCGCCGTTCGCACATGTTCAACTCGAACTTATGCCAGTTGTTGTTCTCGCGCTTCCACTCAGTGTCGCCCTTGTCGTAGAGCTTCGCGTCGATCGCGCGCTGGCGATCCCACGTGCAGGCCGCCTCCCTCCCCTCCGGCCAGCCCTTGCGGCGCGTGACGTACGTGGCGAAGGCTTCGCCCTCGTCGTCGTAGCCTGACTCCTTGCAGTAGAAGTACTCGGCCTTGCCGGACTTCAGGATCATCGCGCCGATCAGATGCGCGCCGGCCTCGGCCTTGCCCTCGATAAGGTGGATATTCCCGATCGCCTGGAGCGGCGTGAGCCCCAACTCGCGGCCCTTGAGGATGACGAGCAGGGTGTTGTACGGCTTGCCGCGCAGGTCCTTCGGCACGAGCGTGGCCGAGGAGATGTACCTCGCGAGCCGGAGCGACTCGGTCACGTCCTTCGGCTCGAACGGCACCGGCAGCAGCGACGACGGCGCTGGTGTTCCGTTGGCCGCCTTCGGCTCCTCGGGCTTGGGCTCCTCGCGCCCCTCGACGGGCTCTGGCTCTACCTCGGGGGCGGGGTTCTCGTTGTCGGTCTGCTCGGTCATGGGGATCTCCTTGAGCAATTGGTTCGGATCAGACACCTCGCGCGAGGCGAGCTATTTGATCCCGCGCGTCCACGCGGGGGTATAGAGCTGGCGGTAGTCGGGGAGAGCGTACTCGGCCTCGAGGTCGGCGCGTTCGCGGGCGTGCAGGTCGAGCCGGTCGTACAGGTGCTCGCGCAGCTCCTTGTCGCGGAACTTCCCGGACCGGCGCTGCTTCCACTGGAGCTTGCCGACCTCGGTGTGGACGCCGAGGTGCTCGCCGATCTCCCCCTTGAGGAGGTTCTCCAGCTCCTTCTTCCGGTCCTCGAGCCTCTTGCGGGCGATCTTGACGTCCTTCAGCTCGAGCGCCCACTCCTCGATCGACGCGGTCGGCGCGATCATCTCCGCGTCGTGGAGCGTGAAGCGCGCGTTGAGGTAGCGGGTGAACGACTCCGTCCCGTCCGGGTCCGGCTGGACGCCGGCCAGCACGTGCTTGGTCCAGAAGCGCTCGGCCTCCTCGAGCATGTACGCCTCCATCTCGCGGTCGCGCGGGATGTCGAAGATCCGGTGCTGGTGGGTGTCGATGAGCGCGGCGGCCTTCCACGAGTCGAGGTCCGTCAGCGACTGGTACCACGCGCACTGGATGCGGACGCGGCCGGGAACCGGGTCTTCGCCCTGGCGCTGGTAGTCGAGCCCGGCGTAGTGGCCGTGGCTCTTGATCTCCACGCCGCCGGTCGGGCCGATCCGACGCAGCTCCTCGGCGAGCGTCGCGTGGTGATGCTCGGCCTCGGTCCGCGCCTCGAGGGCGGCTCCCTCGGCCGTGTAGAAGTAGCCGTTCCAGTCGCCGGGTTCGTCCGCGGCGTGCTCGCCCTCGACCAGGCCGACGTCGTAGACGAGGCGGTCCGGGGATCCGAGCTGCCACGGCCTGTCCGCGTGCCGGAAGGAGAGCGGGTCGCTCGGCAGCAGGATCACCCCGAGCTTCACCGCGGTCCGCTGCGCGATGATCGGCTCGAGGATGTTCCCCCACTCGGTGCGCTCGTTGCCGGCGAAGTCGTCGCCCTCGCCCGTCTTGTCCAGGAACACGTCGATCGGGCCGCGACCGGAGACCTCTCCGAACAGCTTGGCGACGTCGGTGCCGCCGAGCCCTGACCGTCGAAACTCCTTGCGTTCTGCGTCCATGCCTATCCCTCCTGTTGTTGAGATCCCTCTTGTACGTCGCCGGTATGACTTTCCCGCCGGACCCGGAATAAGTTGCCCGCGCCGCGCGCGCCGTGTTGTAGTGGCCTCGTGGCGACGAACGGCAAGCGGCGGCGCGGGCGACCGCGCGTCCATCCGATCTCCCCGACCGAGTTCGGCCGGTGGGTCGACGCGCGGGGGCTGAACACTCCGGACGTACTCCGGATCTTCGCGGAGACCGCCGCGGCGATGGAGCTCGACGTCGAACTGCGCAAGACCGCCTACTACGACTTGCGCAACGGGCAGTACTCGCCGGCGATCCCGACGATGAAGGTCATCAAGCGGATGACCTCCGGAGCGATCTCCGTCGACCAGTGGTGAAAAATAAACATGATTTCGGGGGTTCCCAAGTCGCTCCGCGATCCGGTATAGAGAATCCACGTGACGAGACCGGGCCCCTCTGAGCTCTCCAGCGAGCGCGCGACGCCCGCGTCGTCGTTGTTCCTGCCCGGTCCGACGTTCGTCGCGGTTCGTTCGCGCGTTCTCTGGAGGGTTCCGGGGTCGTCGGGGTGGAGTTCGTAGCCGTCAACGTAGCCGGAACTACCGGCCCGGACTGGCTGCGGAGGGACCCCGCGCTGCGCGGCCACTGGCACGCGCTCATCTCGTTCTGCGCGCTACGCGAGAACGGCGGGACCGTCGTCGGCGCCGCGACCTGGACGAACCGCGACTGGGACCGCACCGCCGGCGTCACCAAGGCCGCGCTCCGGAAGCTGGCGGCCGGTGACGAGCCGCTCGTGCGGTGGGACGGCGACGACCTGGTCGTGCTGGGGTACGACCGAGGGCGGGAAGCCGCCGCTCTCGCCGCCCGTGAGCGGGGCCGGAACGCGGCCTTGGCGCGCTGGCACGGCGACCAAAAACCAGAGGAGACTCTACCGGAATCATTAGGTTCAGAGGATGCGTCCGTAGATGCACCCGCATCTGCTATCGGAGATGCCGGTGCAGATGCCGTCGGCACTACAGATCAGAGTAGAGAAGATCAGAGCAGAGAAGAACCTGTCAGCGGCTCCGCCGCGACCGGGCCGGAGATTCCGGAGTTGGCGTGGCGGTGCGCCGACTACCTGCGCAAGCACGTCCTCCGGAGCAACCCGACGAACAAGCTGTCCAAGGTCGACCCGTGGGAGGGCTCCAAGAACCGGAAGGACTGGGCCGACACGTTCCGGCTAATGGTCGAGCGCGACCCGGCCGACCGGACCTACGCCGCGATCAAGGACTCTGTCTGCTGGCTGTTCACGCAGCCGAACAACTTCGTGGTCTGGAGCGCTGGATCACTCCGGAAGAAGTGGGACAACGTGCGCCACGCGATGAACAGACCGGTCGACCGCAAGCCGGACTCCGGCGCGGGCGGGCCCAAGCTCAAGGCGATCCAATGAGCGAGCGCGTCCTGCCCCACAGCGCCGAGGCCGAGCGCTCCCTCTTGGGCGCGGTCTTCCTCCGCGAGGAGATCGTGAAGTGGGCGAACGTCGAGCCGCGGCAGTTCTACGACCCGCGCCACCGCGCCGTCTGGGAAGCGATGCGCACCCTCGCGGCCAAGGACGTCGGGATCGACGCGACCACCATGGAGACGGAGCTGCGGCGGGCGGAGAAGCTGGAGGCGATCGGCGGGCTCGCGTACTTGTCCGAGGTCGTCGTCCACGTCCCCACGGCCGACAACGTCGAGCACTACATCAAGATCATCCGGGACAAGTACGTCTCGCGCGAGGTCATGCTCCGGCTCGCGGACGCCTACAAGCTCGCGGACTCCAAGGAGGCCGAGGGCGACGAGCTCCTCAACCGCGTCACGGAGCTGATCGGGTCGATCGAGCCGAGCGCGAGGCCGGCCGGCGAGCGCATCGGTGACATCGTCATGCGCGAGGCCATCGAGACCGCCAAGCTAGCGGACCGCCGGGCCAGGGGCGAGGACGTGTACGTCGGCGTGCCGACAGGGTACCCGAAGCTCGACCGCCTCACCGGCGGCATCCCGTTCGGGATCCTCACCGTGCTCGCCGCTCGGCCCGCGATGGGCAAGACGACGCTCGCGATGAACATCGCTGACAACGTCGACGCGGCGGGGTACGACGTGGACTACTTCACGCTCGAGGACCTCAAGCGCAGCTTCGCGCACCGGAAGATAGCGTCCGGCGCGCGGGTCTCCGGCGAGGCCATACGGAACCTGTCGCTGTCGCCGGGCGAGTGGTCGCGCGCGATGGCCGCGGCCAACCGGATCAAGGCCGAGGGGAACTGGTGGCTGGAGGAGGCCGCCGGGATGACCGCGGACGACATCATCCGGTCGGCGCGGTCGCGCAAGCGCACCGGCAGCAAGGGGCGCCTGATGATCGTGGACTACGTCCAACTCCTGGAGTGGCCGCCGCACGCCAGGAGCGAGAACGACGCGATCACGTACTCGGTGCGCAAGTTCAACAGGTACGCCGCCGAGGGCAACGCCGTGATCCTGCTGTCGCAGCTCAACCGCGAGCCGGAGAAGCGCGAGGACCACCGGCCGCGGCAGTCGGACCTGCGAGGATCGGGCGAGCTCGAGCAGCAGGGCAAGCTGATCCTGATGAACTACCACGAGGCGAGCTACAAGGACGCCGACGAACTGCCGCCGGACGAGCGCGAGGCCTACGTGTCGAAGCTCGAGGTCATCGTCCGCAAGAACCACAACGGCGAGAACAACCTCTACGCCGAGCTCCACTGGGACCGGCCGACCTACCGGATCGTCAACTCGTGGTCCGATGTTCCACGTAGCACATACGAGCAACAGGAACCGCCGGCGCCACCGCCGCCGGACGGCGACGTACCGTTCTAGGGAGGGACAACCGTGAAGAAGAGATACAAAGTCGTGCTCGCGGACCCGCCGTGGAAGTTCCGCAACCAGGGCAACCGATCGAGCCCGGCCTACCAGGGGCACTACGAGCCGATGACGGTCGATCAGATCATGGCGCTGGGCCTGTTCGTCCAGGGCGTCTGCCGCCCGGACGCGGCGCTGTTCCTGTGGACGCCGGCGTCGATCCTGCTCGACGGCGACGCGACGGCGGTCGCCCGGGCGTGGGGGTTCGAGCCCAAGCAGATCATCCCGTGGGAGAAGACGACCGCCGACGGCGAGCGGCCGGCGATCGGGATGGGCAACTACACCCGGGTCTGCGCCGAGTACATGATCCTCGCGGTCCGCCGCCGCCCGCCGGTGCTCGACCACGGCGTGCCCGGGGTCATCCGCTCGCCGCGCCGGGGCCACAGCGAGAAGCCGCCCGAGAGCTACCAGCTGATCGAGCGACTCTTCGCCGGCCCGTACCTCGAGATGTTCGCGCGCCGCAAGTATTCGGCCGCCTGGGACACCTGGGGCGACGAGTGCTAGCGCCGTGGGTCATCTTCTTCGTGGGCTTCCTGCTGGGCGCCGCGTGCGGAGCGCGAAGCGAGCGGCGCCGGAGGACCGGGCCGCCCAAACTCGTGGACCGGAACGGCCGGCCGATCGGACGCCGCCGTGGGTAACGGTTGTCATGCGGTCGGTGTAGCTTTCTTCTTCACGTGAGGAGAAGGTTTCATGCCGTACAGGGATCCCGTGAAAGCACGAGAGTGGGCGCGACGCCGACGAGAGCGCGTCAGGGCCGTGAAGATCGCGAATGGTTGGGTCGATAGGCGCGGCCGCCACAACAATCATGCGCGCGGATCGAGTCATCCACGCTGGAACGACGGGATTATGACGAATAGCCAGGGCTACGTCTTGATTCGCGTTCCGGAAGATCACTACCTTCGCTGCAGGGACGGTTACGCGCGCGAGCACCAGGTCGTCGCCGAGAAGAAGATCGGTCGACGACTGAGGCCTGACGAGATCGTCCACCACAAAAACGACGATAGGACCGATAACCGCCCCGAGAATCTAGAGGTGAAAACCCGATCAGAACACTCGCGAATCCATTGCCAAGAGCGCTGGGACACGGGCGTTCTTTCTTATAACAAAGGAGATAAAAGTCACATGTCGAAGGCGAAGAAGAAACAGACCGAGATGGTCGGCACCCAGGCCGACAAGCTGCCCGCGCTGGAGAACGCGATCTGCGACTGGCGCGAGACGGTCGACGAGAGGATGTCGCTCACGGAGCGCGAGATCGAGAGGCGGGACGTCGTCGACGGCCTCCTGAAGAAGCACGGCTTCACGAGCGGCAAGCCGTACATCTACTCGGACGGGGAGGAGCGCTACAAGGTCTTCCTGCCGACGAGCGAGGTCCACGCCAAGTGCAAGCGGATCTCGAAGAAGAAGGCCAAGGGCGACGAGGACAACGAGTAGTGAGCTCGCCCGTCAGGTTCTTCGTCCCCGGGGTGGCGGCGCCGCAGGGCTCGAAGTCCGCCTTCCCGGGGATGAAGCGCGGCGGCCCGTGCCGCTGCCGGCGCCAGAGCGCCAGCGGCAAGCCGAAGTTCAAGTGCCGCAAGTGCCTCGGCTTCGGTACCGAGATCAACCTGTGGGTGAACCAGACCGAGTCGTCCAAGCGCGTCGGCCCGTGGCGCGACACCGTGGCCACCGTCGCGCTGCGGTATCGCGGCCGCAAGTTCAGCTCGCGCGTCCCGCTGCGGCTCGTCCTGGTCTTCGCGTTCTGCCGCCCCCCGAGCCACTTCGGCGCGAGCGGGCTCTCCAAGGCCGGCAGGTCGATGCCCCGGCCGCAGGGGAAGACGAGCCACGGCGACTACGAGAAGCTCGCTCGGGCCGCTGGCGACGCGCTCACCGGCGTGCTGTACGCCGACGACGCCGACATCTGCTCGGGGGCGCAGGAGAAGTACTGGACGACCGGACCGACGGGCATGTACGTGAGCATCGGCACGGCCGCGCGGAACCGCGAGACGCCCGAGACGCTGCTGAGCGCGTTCGGGATGGGCGAGAGCGAGGTCGGTCTGGACGCGGACGACCAGCGACTCGTGCGCGTGGGCGACACCGAGCACGGCTACGACCCGACCGACGACGTCGCCGTGATCGCGGCACCCGCGCCGGCGCCGCAGGGATCGCTGTTCGAAGGGGGCGCCTGATGGGCTGGGCGCTCCTGCTACTCGCGATGACGTTCGGGGGCGAGCCCGAGCGGTGCGTGGCGTCGAACTTCGGCGGCGCGGCGGACAAGCACCGCGGTGGCAAGACGCCCTGCTTCCGGCCGATGCGGCGTGTTCGGGCCGACGACCACGGCATCGCGCACCGAACACTGAAGTGCGGAACCCGCGTACTCATTGTGAATCCCCGGACGGGGGACTATTCGGTCACGCGGGTGATCGACCATGGCCCGTACGGCGCCATCCACGAGGGGCGCTGGCTGGTCAAGAAGAGGAGGAGCGACCCCGGTCGCTGGCGAGGCTGCGCCGACCTGACGTGGCCGGTCGCGCGAGAGCTGGGACACAATGGATTCGAGCCGGTCATCGTGGTACCGCTCGGCACCGAAGGGACAGGACATGAGAATCAAAGCAGTAGAAATCGAGAACGTCCAGGCGATCCGTAAGGTCCTCATCGAGCCAGGCGGGCGGATGGTGACGGTCATCGGCGGTCGGAACCGCCAGGGCAAGAGCAGCATACTCAAGGCGCTGGAGATCGCGATCCGCGGCAAGCGCGCCGCGCCGCCGGAGCCCGTGCGCCACGGCGAGAAGGCCGCGCACATCCTCGTCGATCTAGAGAGCGATCCCGGCGACGATCTCGGCGATCTGGTCATCAAGCGCAGGATCTCCGCCGCCGGCAGCTACAGCCTCGAGGTCACCGAGAACGGCGTCAAGCAGCGGAGCCCGCAGGAGTTGCTCAACGAGTTGGTCGGCGCTCGGTTCCTCGACCCGCTCAAGTTCAAGAACGCGTCGGCGAAGGAGCAGCGCGCGATCCTCCTGCGGTGCGTGAAGGTCGAGCTGGACCTCGACCAGAACGCGGCTGACCGCTCCGCCGCCTTCGAGCGCCGGACGGAGCTCAATCGCGAGTTGAAGCGCCAGAAGGCCGAGCAGGAGAACCTCGGCCCGAAGGAGGACGCGCCCGAACCCATCTCCGTACAGTCGACCATCGACCAGATCGACGCTCTCAAGAACGAACGGCGCGACCACGACGACGCTAAGACGAGATTCGCCGCGGTCGACGCCGAGGGCAAGGACGTCCACGCGAAGCTCGCCGAGCTCACCCGACGGCAAGTCGAGTTGAAGAACGAGTGGCGCGCGCTCAACGACCGGGTCGCGTCGGTCGACGAGGCGACGCTCGACGCCGACATCAAAGCCGAGGAGCACCGGCTGTCGTCCTCGCAGGAGACGAACACCCAGGCGGAGTTGATCGCCGACCGGAATGAGCGCCGCTCCAAGGTCGCGATGAAGGTCGCGGAGCTCGACGTCGACGTCGACGAGTGCTGCGAGAAGATCGAGAAGCTCGACGGCGAGCGAGCCGAGGCACTCGGCGCGGCGGAGATGCCGATCGCCGGGCTGGAGATCGGCGACGAGCATCTCGTGTACAACGGTGCGCCGTTCGAGCAGGCCGCGGACTCCGAGCAACTCCAGGCCTCGTTGGCGATCGCCGCCGCGCTGTCGCCGGACCTGCGCGACGTGTGGATTCGAGACGGCGCGCTGCTCGACGACGAGAGCTTCGAGGCCGTCCGCCGGTTCGCGGAGGACACGGACCACCCCGTCTGGATCGAGCGGGTCGGCGATGACGACGCCGGCGCGGTGATCATCGAAGAGGGGCAGGTCCGCGGCTGAGGCCAAGTAGGGCGTTTACTTCGAAGGAGGGATCTCATTGAGCGACGACTACATCAAGCTCGTCAAGAAGAGCGGCAAGCACTATCCGCTGCCGAAGCAGGTGGTGTCCGAGGTCACGGCGATCATGGGTATCACCGGCTCGGGGAAGACCTACGCCGGCGGTCGCTGGGCCGAGGAGATGAACCGGCTCCGTGCGCAGTTCGTCGCCATCGAGCCGGTCGGCAACTGGTGGGGGCTGCGCGTCAAGGCCGACGGGAAGGGGCGCGGGATCGACATCCCGATCTTCGGGGGCGAGCACGGCGACCTGCCGCTGCCGGTCGAGTCCGGCGCCGAAGTCGCGCGGCTGGTCGTCGCCCAGCGGCTCTCGGCCGTGCTCGACGTCTCGGGCTTCAGCAAGCGCGGGATGCGAAAGTTCTCGGCCGACTTCGCCGAGACGTTCTTCCAGCTCAAGAAGCGAAACAAGTCGCCGGTCAACCTGATCGTCGAGGAGGCGCGCGTCTTCATCCCGCAGAAGATCCACAAGGGTGACGAGGGGGCGGCGCGGCTGCTCGGCGCGTTCGAGGACATCGGCCGACGCGGTCGGAACTACGGGATCGGGATGTGCCTGCTCGACCAGCGGCCGCAGTCGGTCAACAAGGACGTGCTGAGCCAGGCGCAGAATCTGATCGTCCTGCAGCTCATCGGCGCCCACGAGACGAAGGCCGTTCGAGAGTGGGTCAAGGAGAACGCCCGCGCGACGGACGGCTCGCAGTGGTGGGAGGATCTCGACGGGCTCGCCCAGGGCGAGGCATTCCTCTGGTCGCCGCGGCGCCAGATCTTCGAGCGCGTCAAGGTCACGAGGAAGTGGACCTACGACGCGAGCGCGACGCCGGACTTCGACGACAACACGCCGGCGCCGACGCTGTCGCAGATCGACGTCGGCAAGATTCGCGACGCGCTCGAGGCGACCATCGAGAAAGCGAAGGAAACCGATCCGAAGGAGCTGACCAAGAAGATCAAGGCGCAGGCCAAGGAGATCGCACGACTAAACCGCGAACTGGTAACCCGGCCCGCGGAGGTTACTACCGAGACGGTCGTCGAGCATCACCCGCCGCCCGCCATCGTGGCCAGGCTCGCGGCGGAGGTGAAGGTCACGGCCGACGATCTCACCGACATGATGGGTTCGACGCGAGAACATATGCATGCGATTGAGGCGGTGCTGTTGCCCCGGCTCGGGGTCGTGTACGATGAGCTGCGCGCGGCGGCCGCGCAGAAGCCGACATCGGCGGCCAAGGTAAAGAAGCCGCCCAAGGCGAAGATGTTCCGCGCGCCGCCCGCGGCCGACGCCGTGCCGATCAACGGGGAGGTGACCGTCTCGCACCGGCGCCTGCTCGACGCCTTGGCGAAGCTGGAGAACATCGGCCTCGAGGTGGCGACCAACCAGCAGGTCGGCTTCGTCTCCGGCTACAAGCTGAGCGGCCGGTTCCACAACTTGCGCGGCGAGCTCCGCAAGCTCGGGCTGGTGGAGTACGTCGCCGGCGCGAACACCAGGCTCACGGACGCCGGCCGCGCGATCGCCGACGCGCCCGACGCGCCGCTCACGACCGAGGACCTGCACGAGACGGTGTTCTCGATGATCACGTCGTCGCAGCGTAAGCTGCTCGAGGTCCTGATTGAGGCCTATCCCGATCCGCTGACCAACGAGGAGCTGGGCGAGAAGACCGACTACCGGCTCTCGGGCCGGTTCCACAACCTGCGCGGCGAGCTCAAGAGCATGGGGCTCGTCGACTACCCAGCTGGCGCACAGACCGCGGCGTCGTCGATGCTGTTCCTGGAGGACCGAACATGAAGAAAATCGTGAGGCTGAGCCTCGTCCTAGCCGCCGGCATCGGCGGCATGATCGCCATCTGGCAACTCAAGCAGTGCCCCGCGTCGCAGGACGCCGGCTTCAAGACGGAGCGCTGGCTCTGGGCCGAGCCGCGGATCCCGCTGGAGGTGACCGGGTTCGACGACGACGGCGTGCGCGAAGGGCTCGCGCACTTCAACGGCAAGATCGGCTGCAAGCTGGTCAAGTGGGTGGACGCCGGGCCGGCCGACGTCATCATCGAAGAGGGCTCGATCTCCCCGGGCGAGGTCGGGCCCGACGGTAGGGTCGACGCGGAGCGGGCCTTCCTGAAGTTCGACCCGACCGCCGAACGCTCGCCCTACGGCATCATCGAGGTCCGGAACGTGGTCGGCCCCCACCGGCGGATGCTCGCGGTCGGCCACGGGTTCACGCACATCTTCGGGCTCGCGCACGACCGGGCGACCAACTCGCTCGCGCACCAATACGTGCTCGACTACGCCGAGTCGTTCCCGATGCCCGTGCTCAGCGACCAAGATGCGGATCTTCTCCGAGAGGAGTACTGCCCGTAACGGAGCACGAATTCGAGCATCTAGTTCGCGCAACCATCTACAGCGAGGAGACAGCTACCATGAGCGCAGAGAACGAACGCAACGAGATCGCGCAGGATATTTTCGAGAACAAGTGCGGCCGGTTCCCGACCTTCGCGGTCATGGAAGGCGAGGCCGACCCGAGAATCCCGACCAAGCTCAACGTCCCGCTCGCTCGCGCGTGGGCGCGCGCGGCGGCCGAGCAGTCCTACGTCGAAGCTGACGTGTTCCTCGAGGAGCGCTCGCGGCGCTATGCCAGCGGCGCGGCGGGGGCCAAGCCCAAGCGCGCGAAGAAGCCGATCGCCCCGCCGCCCGATCCGAACAAGGGGCCGGTGATCACGTGACGCCGGCGGGGGACGGGCACGACGCGTCGCCGCACCTCATCGAGAACGGCGTGCTGTGGGCGCTGCTGATCTACGCGATGGACGCGGCGCTCAACGAGGACATCGTCGCGGGCCGCGCGCGGCTCGAGCGCGTCCGGCAGGCGATCATGCGGCACCGGGTCGGCGTCGACGTGACCCAGCGCGAGGACCCGCGCGTGCGCCAGGTGCTCGTGATGGCCGAGCGCATGCTCGACGAGTCGGAGGTGGCCGGTGCCGGTCAAGCACGGTCCCAAGGGAATGAGCGCTAAGGTGGCGGAACGTCTCGACGCCGTCATCCCGAACGTCGACTGGGACATGGTCGAGTGCCTGGCGAGCTACGTCCGCGGCTGTGGCCAACTGCAGACGCTCGACGACGACTTTCCCGATCTCCAGCACCCGCTCTGCAAGTCGGACATCTCGGTCGGCCAACTGCTCGCGGCGGTCGCGTCCTACGTCGACGAGGCCGTGCGAGTCAGCGCAGACTTCGGCCCGGCGCTGCCGACGGAGAAGGAGCTGCTCGAGCTGCTCAACCAGCTCGCGACGGGTGAGGGCGGTCGCTGCACCGGCGAACTGAAGCGCCGCGGCTGGATCGACTGGAAGCTCACCGAGGACGGCGTTAAGGCGCTCGCGGCCTCGATGGACTTCTCGACGCAGGAGCCACAGGAGGACACCGATGCCGACGTGCGGTAACTGCGGCGCCGAACTTAAGCGTTGCCCGATGGGCTGCGGCGAGCTCCGCTGCCCGGACGTCTGCGACGCCGAGGACGAAGTCGACCACGAGCGCGAGCACAAAGACTCCGACGACATGGAGTACCAGCGCCGGGTCGACGAGCTCGACGAGGAGTTCGGGCGATGACCAGCGAACCGAAGAAGATAGGCGAGTTGAAGCCGCTCGTGCTCGACTGCCCGTGCGGTGAGCGGGCTACGCACGCGGTCGTCTTCGTGGTCAGGGTCGCGGGCAAGGACGTCCAACGCTCGACGCCGGCGTGCGAGGAACACGTGGGCACCGCGGCGATCACCGCGGCGAGGGGCGCGGTGCTGCCGACGCACGAGCACGTCTTCGTCCGGCGCGCGAAGGACTTCCCGCCCCAGAAGACGGAGATCCACGCCGCCCCGCTGATGGTCTGCTGCCCGCGCTGCAGCGGCATGGCGTCGCTCGACCCTGACGCGTTCACGCTGAGCGAACGCGGCCTGGACCCGTCGTTCGTCTGCCCGCAGTGCGGCCTCCACGCGTGGTTGCGGTTCGAGGAGACTTGCAGGGAGGGCACAGCCAAGTGACCGAAGAGCAAGCGAACGTTCGATACCTCGGCCCCGGTGCCGACCACGACGTGCCGTGCCCGCTGCGCGGCTGCCCGAACCCGGCGGTGCTGAACCTGGGCACCGGCGTCTTCGAGCCGTGCTGGCGGCACCAGTCCGAGGGTTGGAAGACGAACCTGGTCAAGGTCAAGAACCCGGCGTGGCCCGGCATCATCGGCGTGCTGGCCGTCGCCGGTTGTATATCGGGCGTGGTCCACGGGTGGTGGTTTCTCGCGGCCATCAACGGCCTGCTGGCGGTCGGCGGCGGGTTGGGTCTCTGGGTTCGGCACGAGACCCGAGAGCTGCAGATCGCAATCCGCCGCCGCGCCGAACTCGCCGGCCAGGTCGAGCACGAGGGTCCGCCCGTGCTGCCGGCGGCGCGGACGATGCCGGAGAAGGAGAAGAGCTAGTGCCCAAACCGGAAGAGAGCGTCTTCACCTGCGTCGTTTGCGGGCGAACCATTAACATGGCTGGTGGCGAGGGCGCGCACTTTCCGTGTTATTGGGGCTGCCCGGAACCCCTGCGGACACTCCGAGAGACACGACCCGGCGAACCCGTCTGCGTGGATTGCCTTCCAGACGGATTCAAGAGGGGCAACGCGCATTGGAAACCAATACTTTGCCGGGACGATCTACCTAAGATCGGTGAACGGCTGCCACCCAACGTGAAATGCGTTGAGGAGGTGCCGGACTGATGGGCAGGGCACGAGACCCGATGGCCGGAGCCGAGACGCTGGTCTTCGACGAACTGCCGGGCGCCACCGGGCGCGTCCGCGTCGAGCGCTGGGGCGGCGAGCTCTGGGTAGCAGACTGGGCACTGGCCGAGGACTGCGGACGCCGGGCGAACGGCTCGGTTATCGACCAGTCAGCCGAGGACGCCCGCGACAGCGCCAACGAGTTGATACGGGCGCTCGTCAAGAGGTGGTACGCATGATCGCCTTCAACCGAGCGCTCGCCGTCATCGCCTGGGCCGCGCAGTTCTGCCCGACGTGTCGTGACCCGCGCCATCGCGAGCCCCGGTTCGGCTGTCTCATCCGAGCGCCGGGGATCGCGAGCCTCGTCACCGAGCACGTCCTGCGGAGCCTCGTCCCGTCGCCGCTGCTCCGGGGGATGAACTGATGCCCCTGTTTAGGTGCTCGCAGTGCGGCTGCGTGGAGAACACCGCGACCTCTCGCTACTGGGTCGCGACCGGGCTCGACCACGAGGCGCCGCTGTGCTCGGAGTGCGACCCGAAGATCGGCGAGTGGCACGGGAAGTTCGAGAAGACCAGCGCGGACGGGAAGGTCCTGTCGTCGGAGGGGTTCCTGTACTCGCGCCAGGAGTGGGACTCGAACGTGCCGAACCACGGCGACGCGACCATCGTGGAGGTCGTCGGCGAAAAGGAGAGCGCTTGAAAGCCGGCGAGATAATCCGCGGCGAGGGCTACATCTCGGGCACGTGCTGCACCTGCGAACTCGTGGACACCATCGCCGAGCAGTACCTGCTCGTGGCCTACGGCTGCCCGATCCACTGCCCCCAGCTCCCGGACCCGGTCTTCACCGGGGTCACCGTCCACGGCACCGGTGAGGTAATCCTGCGCGGCTACGACCAGCTGTCGCACGCGACCTACGAGTTGTCGGTAGAGAGGGAGATGCCCGGCCTCGCGGTCGTCGTCCGGGACAACGTGCTCAACCGGATGGAGCTCACGCCGCTGTTCCGCGCACTAGTCTGTAGGAAGTTCGGTACTTAAACGATTTGTCCGGGGCGCGCGGGCTTTCCGCGTCAAACCGGCGACACCCCCAAAGGAGGACAGGAATGCCGAAGAGAAACATACACATGGTCGGCTCGCTGATAGGCTGCGCTGGCGGCCAGGTATCGTTCGCGATGCCGCCGAGGCCAGGCGAGGTGATGACCAAGGCCGAGGCGCTGGAGTTCGCGGCGTGGATCGTCGCGGCGGCGATGCCGGAGGACGGCGAGTTCGAGCGCGTGCTCGAGGAGGTGAGGAACACATGAGCGACCGAACCGAGTTGATAGCCGACCTCCGCACCGCAGCCGAGGGCAACTTCGCGATCATCGGGGAGCCCGGGTCGCTCGTCGCGCATCGCCACCTGCTCGGCGCCGCCGCCGCGGAGTTGGAGCAATCGCAGGCTGACGTGAGCCCGAGCGAGGCGCTCTTCGCTTTCATGGGCTGGCTCACGTGCCGCAAGAAGGTCTCGGGGCCATTCAGTTTTATTCACGACGCCGCCGGCGCCGCCGATCTCGTCCGCGACTTTTGCCTGTCGCAGGAGTTCGCCGAGCCGCGCGACGGCTACACGCTGCGGATGAAGGCCTACCCGGACAACCTGGCCCCGGACGTCATCGTGTCGAGGGCACCCGCGCCGGCGACCAAGGGGCCGCACGCCGAGGTCGTTATCATTGACGACCCGGTCACGCCCGAGCCCGGACTCACCGTTGAGGACGCGCCGAAGAACCCCGCACCATGGCCGGACCCGACGCCGGCGATGCGCGACAGCCCCATATTCGAGGCCATCTGGCAAACGATCAAGCGGTGGGACGTCAACGTGCCCGACGTCTACGCCGGTTACTGCGGCGCGACCGGGAACCATGTTCGAGCGATTCTCGACGCGCTGCCGTCGCGCGCGGTGGAACTTGACGGCCCGCTGTGGACCGAGTATCTCGACATCGTCATCGACGGCCCGCCCGGACCCGAGGCCGGCCGTTTCGTCGAGGTCGAGAACGACCAAGGCAAGAGCGTCAGCGTTGGCAACTGGACGAAGCGCGACGGGGTCTATTGGGCGCTGCGGCTCCGGGTCGCGGACCAGAGCGCGAGAGCGCCGGAGCCGCCCGAGCGCAAGCCGGCGCCGCCGCTAAAGCATCAACTCTGCGTTACCGCGGATCGTCTTTGGGCGAAGCACGGGCCCGCTACCGACGAGCCGCATCCTGGCCGGGCGATCACCGTAGGGATCCTGCGACAGCTCGCCTTCACGCTGGAGGACCTGGAGGCGCAGGCCGTTCGTCGTCTCGAGGAGCTCGGCGTGGAGCTTCCGCTTGTGGATGACAGTCCGCACCGGATGCCGTTGTCGGAGGAGTGCCGGCGATCCGCCGCACGCGACGAGACGTCGCAGAGCACGGCCGCCGGCCTGGTCCTAATGGCGGACATGCTTGAGGGCCTCGAGCGTCGGGCGCGCGAGCTGCTTAGGATGGTGAGCTAATGGACACCGTCAAGAACGCGATCATCGAGTCGACGTTCCTGGGCATCGAACACGGCACGCTGACCGCGACGGTCCACGTCGCATATGACGGGCACGCCCAGGGCTTCGGCGGCTACAACCTCCAGGGCTGGACCGGCCCCGAGAGCCAGCTCAGCGCCGCGAACGTCTTCATCTGCGGCGTCCTACGTGCCGTCGGCGCTAGCTCGTGGGAGGCGCTGAAGGGGAAGTACGTCCGCATCAAACACGGCGAGGCCAGCGAGGCCGGACCGATCATCGCGATCGGCCACATCACCGAGGACGTCTGGTTCGACGCCGTAGCGGAGATGGGGAACTAATGGCCGGTCGCGAGCTAGTCAACGTCGTCAAGAACCCGCGGACCGTGCTGCTGGCTGCGGAGTTGGGCAACCAGCTCGGCGAGCCGCACGTCGGTGGCGTGATCCTGATGTTCGTCCACGACGACGGCACGGTCGAGGTCGGTGGCTCTGACCGCACCCACGACACAGAGCAACCGTACCTCCGCGAGCACATCGAAGACATCGAGGCCGCGTTCGAAGCGTGGGCCTCGCGCTACAGGAGGCACTGATGCCGACACCGAGCCGATACGAGAACTGGCACAGCGGCGTCTGCTACGCGACGATCATGTCCGGCTGCGTGGTGCGCTGGAAGCACCTGGAGATGCCCTACGAGATCAGCGCATCCCGCAACGGCGTGACCGGCGACCTGCCCGTAATGGCGATCGCGCAGATCGACGAGACCATCGAGCTCCTGTCCGAGGCGCGCTCCGTCCACGTCGTGCTGTCCCAGGACCGCGGGATGAGGCACGCCAACCGCGTGGCCATCGAGCAAATCTACTCGTCGGCGCCGTTCCCGAGCGGCGGTCCGTGCCCGTGCGCGGCCTGCGTGAAGGCGGTGGCGTGATCGAGCAGTGGCAGACGTTCAGCCACGACTACCCGCTCTACGCGCGGATCACGTGGTGGTGGACCGAGGACGTCGGCGCCGCCCCGATCGACGGCCCGGCCCCGAGCGCGGAGACATGGGAAGCGTGGGCGTCGTGATCGAGAAGCCTGAGCGGATGCCCGCCGAGCAGTACGAGCAGTGGAAGCTCGCGGTCGAGCACGAGATGAAGCAGCTCGACGACGCGACCGCGGAGTACTCGGGCAACCACTGCCACGTCCGCGCCGACGTCGTCGTCGGCGGCGAGCCCTACATCACGGTGGGCGCGACGTTCACGGGGCCGATGACCGGCCGAGTCTGGGCGCGACCGTGGAGGCCGAGGCCGTGACGTTCACCGACCTCAACCGCGCCCTCCGAGCGTCGGGCATCTCCGCGCGAGCGGCGATGGAGGCGCTCGACAAGTTGCCAAAGGCGCCGCCCGCGCCCGCGCCGCTGCCGATCGCCCGCACCGTGAAGAGACCGTGCCGCCGGTGATGGCCCCGGTCACGGTCGGCAGCGAGATATACGGCGACAGCACCGCGGTCGCCACGGCCGTGTCGGACCGTTGGATTACGGTGAAGGAACTCTACGATCCGCCGCCCTTGCGGTCGGTGGTCACCGTAGACTTCTCCGGGATGGTCGCCCGCGCCGAAGTCAAGCGGCTCTACCGGCTCCAGGCGAGCGACGGCGTCTGGGCCGGCATAGGGCTCCGCGTACTCGAGTGGCTCTGAGACGCACCCGACGCCGTCGCGACCAGCCGTGGCGGCCGCAGCCCGGGATCGCTCACGTCTGGTGCGCGGCCGGTCCGATCTGCGAGGAGATCGTCCCCCGGGACGCCGGCATCACGGACGGGATGCTGGCGATGTTCGACGAGCAGCGGACCGAGCGGAAGACCTGCCCGCTCTGCCTGGCGCTCGTCCACGACTTCTTCGGCGTCGAGGCGCTCCACAACGCCATCCGCACGCGTCACGGCCGTGCTCCGGAGTACGAGGACGATGATTAGTCAGACCGTGCTAGCATTATTCCGGCTGGGCCGGTAAAAGAAGACGGAGGGACAGGAAACGAATGGCGACGACGAAGGACGAGATCGCGCTGCTCACGGACGAGATCGTCGAGCTCGTGAAGCGCGCTAGATACGAAGCCCAAGTCGCGGTGCTCGAGGGCCTCCGCGACATCTTGGAGAAGGAGGTCGACGGTGGTCTCTCTGGAGCCGATCCGACGAAGGCTGTTCGAGCTAAGCCTAAGCGAGGCGGAACGAAACAAACTCGCTCACGCGTCAACGGCCGCGCTCGAGACGACCTCGCGGACGACGAGTTCCTCGGAGCCGTCGGAGCCGGCCACGTCTGCGGGATCGACGAGTGCCAGTTCGTCGGCAGGACCGGCCAGGGGCTCGCGAACCATCGCTCGCGAAAGCACAAGGGCGTCGGCGACTTCCCGTGCTCCATCGAGGGCTGCGACCATGTTAGCCAGACGAAGAGCGGCCTCGTTATCCACGACCGGCGCAAGCACCGCGGCGGCGGCGCGGTCTTCGACGAGGCCGACCGCTGGAAGGATCCCGGCGAGGCGGGCGTCTGCGACGTCAAGGACGGCCAGTGCGACGGCGGCGTCTCCGAGTGGTCGTGCAAGTACGAGCGCACCGCTGGCTGCAAGTTCGTCGCCCGCCGCTGCCAGACCCACCGCGGCGACTCGAGCTGCCGGATGGTCCTCGGCCACCATCACAAACACCACGACAAAGCCGGCCACGACGCGCCCATCACCTTCGACGCGTGACGTGCCGGTCCCGAAGAAGAGGCGCGTCCGCCCGCGGCGGAACCGCCCGCGCTCGAAGACGATCGCGACGAAGCGGCTCACCCGCGAAGAGTTGCGCATCGGCGCGCTCATGTACCCGCCAGCGGACGTCGACCGCCCGGACGCGCGCGCCGACTGCGTCAACGACGACCGCCGCCCGTGCCCGTTCGTCGCCTGCAAGCACCATCTCTACCTCGACGTGAACCCGGACACCGGATCGATCAAGATCAACTTCCCGGACCTCGAGGTCTGGGAGATGGCCGACACGTGCGGGCTCGATGTCGCCGACCGCGGCGGCATTACGCTCGAGGAGGTCGGCGAGATCATGAACCTCACCCGCGAGCGCATCCGCCAGGTCGAGGTCCGCGGGCTGCTCAAGCTCAGGATGACGATACCGAACCGTGAAGATATGACCGACGGCCCGGTGCCGCCAGTGCCGCCGACCGAGGCCGAGTGGCCCGACCGTGTCCTGGCTGTCCTCGGCGACGGAGAGAAGACGAGCACCCGGGTGGGCGAACTGCTCGGGGTCTCCGCCCGCTACGCTGGGCGCCAGCTCCGCGAGCTGGAGCGCGTCGGGATGGTCGCGTCGCGTCGCGTCCGCATCGATGACGGCACAATCCCGTATCTCTGGCGGAGAGCCGGCTGATGGGACGGCCGCGCGCCTACTCCTTCGCGAAGCGGCGCTGCAAGCGCGACCCCGAGTGCCTGAGCATCGACGGCCACTACGGGCGGTGCATACTGCCGACCGAGCGGACCCGCACGGAGATGGCGAAGATAAAGAAGAAGAGCAGGCAACTCGACCTGCTCGGAGGGGATTAGCCATGATCGACACACCCGTATCCGAAGTAGAGATCGCTCACCTGTTGAGGATGGGAGAGAAGGCCACGGGGCGCCCGTGGAAACCCTGTACCGCCAACGACGGCGCGTGCTCGTGCGGCCTGATCTGGTCGGTGCCGACGGACGTGAGCGTAGCTATCACGCATGCCCCAGAGGATGACGAGGAGATCCATTCCGAGGTCAACGACAACAACCGCTACATCGTCGCCTCCGCCAACCTCGCGCTCCGCCTCGCCATGCAACTCAGAGAAGCGCGGGCGGCGATTGAATTGCTGGCGAACGCGGTGGACACCGAGCTTATCGAGACGCTCGACACCAGCGAGGTCGTGCACGTGCACGCCCGTGACTGCCCCGGCTTCTGTGACTACGCCTGCAACGACTACCGCAACAAGCGCGTTCTGACGCTCGTCGTAGAAGCTGTGGCCGCCTCACGAGGAAAGGAGTCCGATGGAGAAACTGGCTGAAGAGATCGTCGACGCCGTGCTCGAGGAGATCGCGCGCTCGCCGGAGATGGACAGGTGCGGGCTCCGGCGGGACCGGATGGTCGGCAAGGTCAAGGGGCTCATCGAGACGAGCCCGCGCGTCCGGGTGCGCGTCCGGCGCGGACAGGCGGACGGAGCTGGGCTGTGAGCGTCGACTGTCACTGCAACGCGGGCGGTATGTGCGGCTGTACCGCGGACGAGCACGGCGTCATCTATGACCGCGACGGCAAGATGCTCATGAGCTACGCGAACCGCTGTCGCTTCTACGAGGAGGTCGAGAAGCCGAAGCTGCTCGCTAACGGAGAGAGAGTCGCCGAGTTGGAGCAGCGGCTGGGGCGCGTCGAGCAAGCGGCCGAGGTCCTCGAGGCGCAACTCGATCGCCCGACTTGCAAGCGATGCGGTCGCTTTATGGACATGATCACGGAGGACGACTGATGGGCTTCAAGGCGCGAGAGCGCGTCGTGACCGTCTACTACGAGGACATCGCCACGCTCCAGGGCTGGCATATACTCGACGCGGCCGGGCGCGACCGGACGCTGGAGTGCGCGGTGTCGGGCTTCCTCGTCGACCGCGACAGCGAGCGGATCCGCGTCGCCCATCACGCGTGCGAGGACGACGGCGAATACGCCGAGCTCACTTCGATCCCGATGGGCTGCGTCCGGCGCATCGTCTACCACGGGACCGCGGGAAGGAAGAAGGTGACGTCATGACGGAGAGCCACCCCGTGAGCGGTAGGAGGACGACATGGGCATGAAGCCGAGGCCGAGGAAGGACCCAGAGTACACACCAGAGGCACGGCGGATGGTCGCCCACGGCTTAGTGCAGGGCTACCTGAACGATTGCCGTGAAGAGTGGTGTGGTTTCGAAATGGGCGAAGCCGAAGAGGCATTGGTCATCGGGATCTCCATCGCCCTGGGCCACGCGCACTCTCTGAGGAAGGCCACCCCATGACTAGCCAGCCCACGAAGCACCCACACCCCGGGCCAATGGACCCGCTGGTCTGCCCGAAATGCGGCGTCCCCAAGATGCGCCCAGGCGGTGGCGTTGTTCGCGGTTGCGACTGCCCACCGGACACCCGGACCACCCGACCTACTACGCCAGAGGAGCGGGAAGCGGCGTACCTGGACCACCAAGGCGACCCCGCGTGGGAGTGGGAACGTCGCCTGCTCGACGACATCGAGGAGCGGGATGTGTTGCTGGAGCGAGCAATGGGACCTTGCTCAGCCACGGACATGAAGCTGCGCAACGACATCCGCGCCCTACTCGCTACATCCAGTAGCGGTACAGAGGGGGATAGCGATCGGGTGTCGGTCTGTCCGGCATGTAGCTTCAGGGGCGGCATGCACACGCCTTCGTGTCCTCGTCCCGACAAAGGGGATAGCGATGCCGGGTAAGCCCTGCGTTCACGGACATGTCACCGACGACGCCGGCCAGAGGCCGTGTGTGAACTGCCTCCGGGCGAAACTGAGCACGCGCGACCTCCAAGTCCGCTCCCTCGAACGTGAGCGGGACAAGCTGCGCACCTGCATGACGCTGGACCGGAAGACGATTGCCAGGCGCACCGAGCAACGAGATCGCTACAAGGAGGCGCTGGAGGCAATCTGCGGCAAGAGTTCCGCGGACAAGTCGCCACGACAACGGTTGATCGACATTAACCACGCTTTGAAGCGCCTCGCACGTGCCGCCCTAGCCTCCATCCCGAAGGGGGATACCGATGGCTGACATCACGCCCATTTTCGTAACCGGACAAGCACCGGAGTGGATGGTCTGCAAGCAAAAGGACGGCACGTTCGTCTACGGCGAGGGCTGGTCAGCCGAGACCGTGATCGAAGAACTCGCTACACGCCTCACCGATCGAGATCGCCGTATAGCGGAGGCGCGAGAGTTGGTGGAGCGGCTACTGGGCGACCTGGAGTCGTGTATTCAGTGGCACAGCAAGGCAGACGCCTACCGCCCGGACACGCGAGTTTGGACCCGTGACTACATCCGTAAGTGGCTCGCTACCGCAGACAAGGAGCCGGCTGGTGGGTAAGCGGGTATTGTGTGCGCTGTGCCGCCGAGTGTTACCACAAAAGGACCGGCCCAAACTCAAGGGTGCTCGACGCTATGTCCATGAGATATGCGACCTGCGAGCAGCTGAGTGGGTCAAGGACAGCTGGGAATCCCTGCCCGACCCGAGGACGTTCCGCAAATGACGGGACCCCGCATGACCGGGCAGGAGAGGTGCTGATATGGACGTCAACGGCCATCCCTACGATCTGTTTTCGCAAGCGTGTGTCGACGCCCTCCGCCTACAGCTAGAGAGAGCGGAGGCGGAACGGGACGAGGCTAGGAAGACGTTGGCGCACGGCTACGAAGAAGCGTTGCGGGCGATGGACCGTAGTGCCCTCGTTGCTGCGGAGCAGGAAACACTCAAGGCGCAAGAGAACTCCGCCGCCGCCGAGGAGCGGGTAGCGACCCTGGCGCCGTTCGTGGAGGAGATAGCGAAGCGGCCGTGTCGGCGTGTGACTTGCCGGCAAGGGCGAGAGAACCCGCCCTGCGACTCCTGCCGCGCCCGCGCCCTCGCTTCCCCCGGGGAGGTTGGGACGCGGCTCACCGATGAAGTGATCAACAAGTGCCTCGAAGGCGCGGCCGACGTCGCGAGGGAAGTAGCGGAGCAACTCAAAGGGACCGACAGCATCCCGGGCAGCCTGAGCGGGATGCGGATACGTGGTGCGCCCCCGGAGCCAGAGGAGAGTGACTCGTGAGCGCAAGTGAGATGGAAGCGATCATTGGCTGCCCCGGCTGTGATGCGCTGACCGCGCGCATCCGCGACCTGGAGCAGCGCCTAGAGGCTGCGACCAAGACACACGCCGAGGAGGACGGTCTCCGCCGGCTCGCCCAACAACACGCAGCCACAGCCGAGCGGCGCTGTACCGAGCTGACGGCAGCAAACCAAGGCTGGCAGATGGTCGAAGACGAGCGAGTAAAGTTCATCGCTGGTCTCGAGGAGCGCTGTACCGAGCTCGAGGCGCTGCTGGGGCGGGTCCAGAAAGAACTCGGCGCTGGATGGGCCAACAAGGGGATCGCCGCCGACCTCTCGCTCCTTGCCGACATCCGCGCAGCCCTCACCTCCGACAGTGCGCTACCCAACGAGCCGCGGCGGGTCCGGAGCCTCGACGCCATCAAGGCCGGAACCCTCGTCGAAATCCACGGTAAGGGCCTCGGTGGTGGATGGCGGTGCACGGGGTGCGACTGGGCTATTACCAAGGGGCTGCCTCCGTGGCACGAGTGCAAGCCTACATCGCTACCCGATGAGCCGCCGCCCGCCCCTCTCCAGCCCGGCGCCAAGTGCAGCAACGGCGACGAGTTCTGGTGCTCGATCCACTGCCCGCTCGACCGAGCGACGAGCGGCGTCGGCCAGCTCCTCTATCACAACTGCAACGCCGGCACGGCGTGCTGCTCGGAGCACTGCGCTCCGCAAGAAACACGACAAACCAAAGGAGACCAGCATGGCTAAGTTCCGCAAGAAGCCCATCGTCATCGAGGCCACGCAGTGGTTCAAGAACGGCGACCATCCTGACGACGCCTGCGTCACGATGTCACCAGAACCAACACCGGCGGGATGCGATCCGGTGCTGTCAGAAGGAAGGGTGGTTCGTTACTTCCGTCGCCCAGACGTCTCGGGGGATCGGGCTTGCGAGAAGTGCGACCGCACCATGCACGACCACGGCTGGATCGACACTCTCGAAGGTGCCCACATCGTCTGCCCGGGTGACTGGGTCATCACCGGCGTACAGGGCGAGCGATACCCGTGCAAGCCCGACATCTTCGAGGCCACCTACGAGCCGGTCTAAGAACGTGAGCGACAAGAGAATGGAAGCGGTCGGCCACGCGGCCCTGGCCGTCATGGAGTTAAAGTCGGCGCTCGAGAACGCCGAAGAGGTCACCGGCGCCGCGGTGGCCGACCGCAGCATCGTGGAACTGATCGCGCCGGCGGCGACGGACGCGGCGGCGGCGTTCGCCCACCTGAAGAACGCGATGGACTGCGCCAACGCGGACGAGGAGGCGAGCTACGGGGTCGCCGGCATGGGCCCGGGCGAGTGGGAGAAGATCGCCCGCTTCCTTTGGGGCTTGCTCGACAACATCGACACGCTCGACGACGCGTGCAAGGGGAACGACGGCGCGTTCCGAAAGCAGGCCCGCGCGCAGCAGAAGAAGCGCTGGCTGATCAGCGACAGCGACGGCCACGAGCTGACGTTCAGGCCGCTGCCGCACACGTTCACGGAGGAGCCCGATGCTGCCGGTCCCGTCTAGCACCTGGCGCCTGTTCCGCAACGAGTCGCCGCACCTCCGCGTCGAGCGGACCGACGTCGTCGAGGTCGAGGAGCTCGCGCCGATCAAGCCCGGGTCGATCCCGGACCAGGTCCTCACGCTGCTGACCAAGCGCCCGATGCGGGTCGCCGAGATCCACGTCGCCATCGGCCGGACGTACGGCACGGCGACCGACGCGGTCCAGCGGCTCCGCCGGCGCGGGCTCATCAAGAAGGGCGGGCAGTGCCAGTGGCGGGTAGCGTGAAGAACTGCCAGCATCCACTCGCTGGGCTCCGCGTTCTGGAGAGCGCCGACCGCCGTATATGGTGGTGCGGTACCTGCGGCGCTATCGCGTCGTTCGACGGTGGCGGGCTCATCGTCGTCCGGCCTCGATCGAAGATACCGCCAGGGCAGACCGCCTGGGTTCGACCCGGGCCCGACTGGGATAACTAAGCCGTAAGAAAGGGATACCTATGCTCACGTGGAACTACCGCTGCTGCGCGACTGAGTGCGGCGCCAAGGCGATGGACCTCAAGAAGCTGCCGCCCGGGTGGGGAAGCATCTACGCGTCCGTCACGCTCGAGGACGCCGATGACGACCAGCACATCGAGAACAAGACGCTATACTTCTGCCCGGACCACGTCACCGCCGAGGCGATCACGCCGCCGCTCGACCGTCTGCTCAAGAAGGTCCGGGCCGCCGCTGACGAAGCGGTTAGGAGTACCGCCGCCGAACGTCGCCGCTCCCCGAAGTGGAAGCAGCCCCGCCAGCTCGACGACGACCAGGGATGACGAATCCCGGGCTGCTGGCCTATACGCACCAGGCCCGCCAGCTCGCGGCCGCCGCCGAGTTCGGCGCCGCCGACTGGGCCGACTGCGACTGCGACGGGCCCTTCGCTGACGGCGCCGAGCCCGAGTACTATGACGACCGCCAGACCGCGCTCCGGCGCTACTTCCGTCACAAGCTGCTCGGGACGCGCTACTGGGCGGTCCACTGCCGCTGGCGTCACCTCCTCCACGTCCACTCCACGCTGTTGAGCCTCTGCCCAGAGTGCCGGCGCCGGCACGCTGCGGCGGCCTGAGTTTTCCGGTACCAGCGGACTAAAAAAAGGAGTACAACCGAACTATGTCCACCACGTTTTCCATCCAGACCTCAGAAGTTCGCCGCCGCGTCGTGGAGCTCACCCACGCGATCACCGAGATCACGCAGGCCCGCGTGCGCATGGCCGCCGAGAACCCGCTCGACGGGGGGATCGAGGAGTGCGTAGCTCAGACCGTCGCGTTCGGCGCGATGTTCCACGCCGCCGCGCTGCAGCTGCCCCCGGACGAGTCGGTCCGCGACTACATCAAGGATCTCGTGAGCGAGACGCTCCGGGACATGGTCGGAGGGAACGACAAGCCGCTCATCTACGGCGCGAACAACGAGATCGCGAATGCGTCGACTCCGCCGATGCTGGACGACGTCCGCGCTCGTCTCGAGGAGGCGCTGCCCGAGCCCGACACGAGCGACTGGACCTGCCTGATCTGCGGCTGCGCCGACGACCGGCCGTGCCCGCGCGGCTGTCGCTGGGTCGCCGAGAAGATCTGCTCGACCTGCGCGCCGCAGAACCAGATCAAGATCGGCACGCTCAAGGACTTCGTCGGCGAGACCGTCATGCTGACCGATCAGGGAGCCGTCACCGTCACGTCCGTCGAGGGCGCCGTCGCCGTCGTCGTCGGCGCGACCCCACGGACGGACACTGAACCACCAAGAACGCTCTGGGCAGGAACCGGTTGCATCCTGTTCACCGGGGAGTCTATCTATGGCGACGATTAACGAGGCCATAGCGCGGTGCTCGGATTGCGACCCGGGCCGGGTGGCGACGTCGGGTGGCTGCTTCGGCTCGCGGATGCAGCAGCGCCTCGAGCGCTACCGCGGCTGGCCGATGGACGACCGGTTCTGGGCGCTGTGGACCGCGGAGCTGATCGACCTGTACTGCCGAGAGGGACTGTGCGGGAAGCACTCGGCGATCTTCGCGGCGCACTCCGTGATGGAGGTGCGCCGGCGGAAGCCCGCACCGTTCGCGCAGCCCGACATTATCCTCCGCTAGTTAGTTGACCTTTGTCCGACCCTGGCTGTAAATTAGTCGCGTGGAGGTGCAGCCCCAGGGAACGCCGAAGATCCGCGCGCCGGCCACGGCCACGGTCGAGTTGGCCGCACTGAAGCGCGTCGCGAACCCGTACATCACAGCGATGACGCAGGCCGACCGGTCGGTCCTGAAGCGCGTCATGCTCGAGGCTGGCTATCACCAGGAGTACGCGGAGTTGGCGATCCGCGACCGGTCCCGGGCGATGGTCCGCGCCGAGCAGCTCATCGTCTGGCTCGGCCACGTCCCGCCGCTCAAGCGCATCGACGAGCTCGTCGCGGCCGGGCTAGAGTACCTGCCGAACGACTTGCGCCAGAAGGAGAGCATTCAACACCTTCTGCGCGCGGTCGCGGCCATGATAGAAACCGCAACAGGAGGACAGGAATGAGCCCAGAAGGAAACTTGAGCGAGCTGAAACGCATGGAGTTGGAAGCGATGTCGGATGGGAACGCTGAGAAGGTAGCCCCTACGACCAAGCCCAAGCCGGCGCCGCCGGCGTACGACGAGCTGCTCGACGCGCTCTTCACGTACCACAAGCCGGACGAGTACCAGATTGCGCACTATGCCGCGGTCCGCGAGAAGGCCCGCGAGATGGCGCAGGTCATCCACGACTCGTGCCCGCCGTCGGCCGACCGGACCGCCGCGATGCGGCAGCTCCAGGACACCGTGATGACCGCGAACCGGGCCATCGCGCTCCAGGGCCGCAGCTACCGCTAACTAGTCGCTAGTTAGCAACTAAGTAGTGCCCTGGAAGATCGTCATCGCCGTCGCGGTCCTCGCCGCGATCGGCGCCGGCCTGCTCTGGTTCCGGCGCCGTGCCCTGCTCCACGTCGAAGCGGAGGAGGCGCGCCGGCTACTGATCGACCCGCCACCTACCGAGCAGTCCGCGTTCCTCACGATCCGGATGTCGGTCGGCGCCGTCGGCGGCCATGTCGTCTTCCCGAAGGGGCAGCTGATCTTCGGCCCGCCCGGCGTGGTCTACGAGATCAAGGAAGAGACGCGGAGCCGCCCGGGCCACGACGCGGTCGACGTCCCGGTCGAGCGGCTCACCCAGGCGCAGCAGGAGATCCGACGGGCGAAGCTCGAAAAGGAGAGGAGACGGCGTGCACGAGCAGGATCTTGACGGCCGCGTCCAAGCCACGCCGCGCAAGATCGCCGCCCCCGAGAGGCTCGGGGACTGCGTCGCCGGCGACGTCGTCGAGATCTGCTCGGAGAAGCACGGCGCCGAGGAGGTCGTCGTCGCGAACGCGACGCTATCGGGTGGCGTGTGGGTCCGGCCGTTGGACTGCGACGGTCGCGAGGGCGAGTTCCAGCATCGCTCGCCCGAGCTCCGTGTCACGATGGTGAGGATGAGATAGCGTGACGGCCCCGAGGAAGAACCGCGACACCAAGCCGGCGAAGAAGGTCGCGCGGAAGAAGCCAGCGAAGAAGGTCGCGAAGTCGTCCACGGCCAAACCCGCGAAGAAGAAGGTGAAAGCGGCGAAGCGGACGACGAAGAAGAAGCCCGCCGCGAAGAAGCCCGCCGCGAAGCCGGCCCCGAAGAAGAAGAGGGCCGCCCGCAAGAAGGCGCCTAAGCGCAAGATCAAGAAGCTGGTCGACGACGCGCCTTCGAAGCCGACCGGCGCGAAGAAGAAGAAGGACCGACCGAAGACTACCTCGGGCCCCTTCGAGATGTGGCAGCGGATCGTCCAGGTCGAGGCGCTCATCTCCGCCGGCCGGACCCCGAACGAGATCATCGAGTGGTGCGGCAACGGCGAGCTCGAGGGCAAGAACTGGACGGTCGAGCAGCGCCAGGCCGAGGAGTACATGCGCCGCGTCCGCGACCGCTGGAAGGAGGAGGAGGTCGAGCTCCGGCCCGACCGCCGGCGCGAGATGCGCTCGCAGTTCAAGCTGGTCTACCGGGTGGCGATGGAGAGGAACAAGCTGCACGAGGCGGTCCGCGCGCTCGACCGGCTTTGCAAACTCGACGGACTGTACGAGCCCGAGCGGGTCATCTTCGAGGTCGAGGACATGGCCGACGACGAGGCGCGCGCCTACATCGAGCACGCCTACGACACGCTGCAGCTGATCGAGGAGGAGCGCGAGCGGATCGACGGTGAGCGTGTCCATTAAAGTGGACGCGGGGGACCAGTAAAGTGACCGAGCCTAGCCGCTACGTCGCCGAGGCCAAGCGCGTCCAGAGCGCCCGCCCGTCGATGATCCGCTGGGCGCGCAAGTCGTCGGCGGTCTTCTCGCAGTACGTCATCAAGGACGAGGAGGACGGCGGCCCGATCCGGCTGTCGTCGACGCACAAGGCGTGGCACCAGCTCTGCGACGACCACCGGAACATCCTGATCTGGTCGCACGTCGAGTCCGGGAAGACGTGGCAGATGCTCTCGCGGACGCTCTGGGAGATCGGCCACAACCCGAACGCCCGCTGGATCATCCTGTCGAACACGAAGCTCCAGGCGGCGAAGTGGGTCACGACGCTCAAGGACTACATCGACAAGTCCGAGGAGGTCCACCATGTCTTCCCGAAGCTGCGCCGCGGCAACGTCTGGGGCGAGTACCGGTTCACGGTCGAGCGGACGTCGATCGCCAAGGACCCGACGGTCCAGGCCTCGGGCGTCTACGGCAACGTGATGGGCTCGCGCGCCGACGGCGTCATGCTCGACGACGTCCTCGACCTCGAGAACACGATGACCAAGGTCCAACGCGAGAAGCTGTGGAAGTGGCTCAAGGCCACGATCCACGGCCGGCTCACGCGCAAGTCGGTGATGCGCGTGATCGGGACGGCGTTCCACCCGCAGGACGCGATGCACAGCTACGCGCGTCAGCGGAACTTCTCGGCGTTCCGGTACCCCGCGATCGACGACAACGGCAACCCGCGGTGGCCCGAGAGGTTCGACCTCGAGCGCATCGAGGAGAAGCGCGAGGACCTCGGCCCCATCGAGTTCGCGCGCCAGATGATGTGCGTGGCGCGCGACGACTCGACCGCGCGGTTCAAGAAGGCGTGGATCGACACGTGCCTCGCCCTGGGCAACGGCAAGACCCTGTGTCACGCGCTCAAGAAGGTGCCGGCCGGCTACCGCATCATCACCGGCGTCGACCTGGCCGTGTCCAAGAAGGACGCGGCCGACCTCACCTCGTTCTTCACGCTCGCCGTGCGGCCCGACGGCAAGCGCGAGGTGCTCTCCATTGAGAGCGGGCACTGGTCCGGGCCCGAGATCGTCACCCGCTGCTTCGACGTCCACGAGCGGTACGACTCGATCCTGATCGTCGAGAACAATGCGGCGCAGGACTTCATCCTGCAGTTCGCGCGCGACCGCGGCTCCATACCGATCCGTCCGTTCACGACGACCGCGGCCGCCAAGCACTCGGTCGAGTTCGGCGTCGAGTCCATCGCCGCGGAGATGTCCGCCGGCGCCTGGGTGATCCCGAACCACGACGGAGTGATGCACCCCGAGGTAGCCGAGTGGGTCGACGAGATGCTCTACTACGACCCGCGCGCCCACACGGGCGACAGGCTGATGGCGAGCTGGTTCGCGCGCGAGGGCGTGCGGCTCGGCGCGATCACGGCGGAGACAGGACGACTTGACCTCATGAGGAGATGACGATGAGCGACACCGATCCCCAGACCACCCCGACCAGCGCGGTCAGCCAGGCCGAGTTCCTCGCGAGCGCGCGGCGCAAGTCAATGACGCCCGACTCCGATCCCGGCGCCGGCCCGCTGGTCCGCTGCCCGCGCTGCCGACACGAGCAGCGCTGGGACGACCTCGACAAGCACATGGTCATGAAGGCGGGCGACAGTGCCTACCGTCACTGCTCGAACCGCGACTGCTCATCGATCTTCTCGCTAGACGAGGGGCTCGAAGCGCGCGAGCTATTCCGGGTTAACACGGGCGTGCCCGAACCCGAGCCTGACGGACCAGACGACGGCACGCGTCCGGAGCCCGGGCCAGAGCCGGAGCGCGAGCCCTACGAGACGCCGTCGCTCACGGAGATCAACATCGGCGCCGCCGACGCGCTCATCGCGCACCACGCCAAGGAGCTCGCGCTCAAACTGCTCCGGGTCGCGGACTCCGTCGTCGCCGAGATCCCCAAGGTGAAGTCGGGCGGCGAGACGCGCGGCCTGCTCGACGCGATCAAGTACTCGCTCGACCTCGCCGGCCAGGCGGACATGCTCGGGGACAAGGCGGTGCTCAGGACGCCGATCCTCGGACTTACCCCTGAGTGGCCGGCCAACGCCAAGTGTCTGAGCTGCGAGCATGTCTTCACGACGCACTTCAAGCACGGCATCATCCGCTGCCCGGCCTGCGACTCGAATCAGGACAGCGGACAAGCGAGAGAGAACCACACGCGGTCGTGTTAGGCTAGGCGCGTGAGCAGCGCCACCCGGTACCAGCCCGACGCGATGCGGAACATGCAGGGCGCGCTCGCCCAGGAGACGATGCGCCGCATCAACAACCTGGGGATGTCGCCGCGCCAGCAGATGCTCAACCGGCTCTGGTCGTACTACATGACCGCGCAGTATGACCATTGCGGTCTTGACTGGGACGGCACCGCGCACTCCGGCATGGTCGAGAAGACGCTCATCTCGACGGGCTCGTTCATCCCGCCGGGTCACTACGACGCCGCCAACCAGATGGGCGAAGTGCCGCTCAAGTACCGGCGGCCGCGCGCGCCGTACCACCTCGGCCGCGTGATCGTGAACCGGTTCACCGGGCTGCTGTTCTCGAAGTCGCGCCACCCGACGTTCGCCGTGGCCGACGACAAGGACACGGAGGAGTTCGTCCGCGGGATCGCGGAGGCCGGCCGGCTGTGGCCGTCGATGATCCTCGCGCGGACCTATGGCGGGGCGATGGGGTCGGTCGCCGTCGGCTTCAAGTTCGTCAGGGGCAAGCCGGAGATCGAGGTCCACGACCCGCGCTGGCTGCGACCGACCTTCAGGGACCGTAACTCGGCGTCCCTCGAGCTCGCCTCCCTGGAGAAGCGCTACATGTACTTCGTCGAGATGTTCGACGGCGAGAAGGGCGAATGGGTCCAGGTGCCGTTCTGGTACCGGCGCTTCATCGACGACAAGATCGACGCGCTGTGGCCGCGCGTCCCCGTGGGCGACGGCACCGAGCCGGACTGGGACGGCTACCTGACCGAACAGAACGTCGTCCAGCACGACTTCGGCTTCGTCCCCGCGCAATGGATCCAGAACGTCCCGATCCAGGACGACATCGACGGCGAGCCCGACTGCGCCGGCATCTACGACACCATCGAGGAGATCGACGCGCTCCAGTCCCAGGCCGGCCACGGCACGATCGCGAACTGCGACCCGACCTTGCTGCTCATCACGGACCAAGAGTTGGGCGAGATCAAGAAGGGCTCGGACAACGCCATCAAGCTGCCCATCGGAAGCAGCGGCAACTATCTGGAGATCAGCGCCGCCGGCATCGCCGCCGCGCGCGATCTAGCCAAGGACCTCCGCGCCCAGGCGCTCGAGGTCGCGCAGGTCGTCCTCGAGCATCCCGACGTCGCCGGCGGCCGGACCGCGACCGAGGTCGAGCGCATGTACAGTTCGATGTTCGAGAAGGCCGACGTCCTCCGCGAGCAGTACGGCGAGCGCGGACTGAAGCCGCTGATGGAGAAGATGCTCGAGGGCATCCGCAAGCTCGACGGAGGCACGGTCGTCGACGGCCAGCGCCAGCGTTCGCAGGTCTTCATCCCGCCGCTCGTCAAGGACGGCAAACTCCAGGACCGTCAACTCGGCAAGGGCAAGCTCGTCGAAGCGCAGTGGCCGCCGTATGTCTCATCCTCGGTCGAAGACGCGGCGAAGGCGACGACCGCCGCCTCGACCGCGAAGGCCGCCGGCCTCATCGGCACCGAGGACGCGACGAAGTACACCGCGCCGCACTTCGGGATCGACGACCCGGCCGCCACCGTCGCGGCCATTCGGAAGGAGGCGAAGGAAGAGCAGCAGTTCCTCACGTCGTCGCTGATGGGCGGCATGGGTGGCATGGGCGCCGACCAGCCCGAGCTCCAGCCTGACCAGGGCGACGACGAGATGATCCCGATAGGTGCGATGGAGGCTGGGCTCTTCACCATGAACGAGTACCGGAAGTCGCGCGGTTTCCCGGCCATGACCGACGGCGAGCTCACGCTGCCGGAGTACCGCGCGAAGTACCCGGAGAAGTTCCTGACGACCGCCGCCTTGAAGGAGGGCAACGCGAAGGACGTCATCGCCGCGATGGGAGACGCGCGGCCAAAGCCGCCCAAGGTACCCGGTAAGTAAGGGTTCTGCGGACCTCGACGCTACACGCTACACTGGTCAGCGTGAGACTCGCCATCGTCCTGGGATTGATCCTGACCGGCTGCATGCCGCCGGACAAGCCCGCGGAGCCCGACGCCGGACCACCCGTCGCGGTCGACGACGGCTGGTGCATCGACACGCCGCCACCGCAGCCCGTGCCCGGCACCGGGCAGGAGGCGCCGGAGTACCCGGAGGAGTTCGCGATCTGCCTGCACGAGGAGGAGCGCTGGCTGCTGGTCCTCTACATCACGAGCCTGCGCGACTGGTCCGAGGACCTGTACGCGGCGCGCCGCTGCGACTAGAGCGGACTTCACGCAGCGGGAACCGGGACCGCCGCTACCCAGAGAGCAATCCGGAGTAACGTCAAGAATCGCTCCGGAGTAACGTCAAAAATCGCTCTAAATACGCGGAATTCCCCCGATTACCCCTGGACAACGGTCGTAATCGTGCTTACATTATAAGTAAGGGAGAGAGAGGAGCCAGTCGGGACCTCAGCCCCTCCACGGAGGCATCTGATGACGATCGACTGGCTCCTCTCTCTCCCTTGTGTCTGGAGGGACGCATGACCTACGAGAAGATCAACCGCCGCCACGTCCGCCGGATCGAGCGCCTGCTCCGTGGCGCGAAGCGAATCCATCACTGCGTCGCGCCCGTCGGCTCTCCGGATCCCTACGTGCCGGCATCAGCGACGGTCGAGGAAGTGCTCGAGGCGATTAGGAATGGTTGGGCGCGCGAAGTCGTGTTGCTCGACGACGATCTCGACGGTCGCCGATTGATCGTGCAGCGATACTCGACTGACTGCTACCGGGCCGTCCTGTAAGGGCCGCAAAGTGGCGGTGCACAGAGCCCCCTCGTCGGGGGCTTTTGTCGTAGTTGGCGTACGGCTGCGATCCGTGACGGCTGGGCCCGAGTAATATTCTACTCGGGCCGAGTACTATGTTACTCGAAGAAGTCGGCGACGCGATCCTCGGCGCGCCGCACGTCGTCCGGCTTGCGGAGTGCGTCGGCGTAGGCGTCGACCGTCCGCCGGCGCACGCTCATCGGGCCCACGCCGATCTCGTCGTCGGGGTCCCGGACCGGCTCGACGAACGGCTCGGCGACGTTCCCGCGCCCGCGTCGGCCGTGCTGGTGGGTGTTGAAGTCGGACCGGAGCCCGCGTAACTCGCGCTCGAGGCCGGCGACGTCGCGGGCGCACTCGTCGATCCGCCAGCTCAGCTTCTTGTACATGGCGCGCGCGGCGTCCCGGAGCTCGGACTCTCGGAAGGTCGCGGTCTGCGCCTGGCCGGCGCCGGCGGCCGCCTGCGTCTGCGCGGCCTGCGTCTGCTGGTACTGGAGGAACATCATCAGGGCCACGCCGATCCAGCCGCCGCCCTTGGCGTATGGTAACAAGGCCCCGACGGCTTCGGCCGCGACGCGCTTCTTCTTCTCTTCACAGTTCGGCATCAGACACCAGTGTAAACTACCCGCCATGGAGCAGCCGATCGAATACGAGGACTTGACCGACGGCGTCGACCTGGAGCGTCAAGGACACCGAACGGACGACGACGCGGAGCGGTGCTGGTGCGACCCCGAGGTCGAGGTCGTCCGCAACGACGACGGAGAGTACGTCGGCGAGCTCGTGATACACCGCGGCTTCGAGGAGTAGCCCATGATCCTGGCAATCGATTTCGACGGCACCGTGGTCGTGCAGGACCATTCGATCCCCTACGACGACGTCGAGACGCCGCTCCGCTTCATGCACGGCGCGAAGGAGACGCTCGAGGCGCTCAAGAACGCCGGCCACGTCCTGCTGCTCTGGAGCGCCAGGGCGAGCCACGCGCTCCGCTTCGACCCGCAGAAGGACCCGCTCGTCCGCGCCGGCGTCCGGCAGTGGTACCCGGAAGTCTGGGAGGCGAGCCGCGAGGTCAACGAGGCCCGCTACCAGCAGATGCTCGACTTCGTCGCGGCCGAGCTCCCCGGCGTCTTCGACGCGATCGACGACGGCTCGGGCTCGAAGCCGATCTGCGACCTGTTCGTGGACGACAAGGCCGTGTCGTTCGGGAAGGGCTTGAACGGGATGAGCTGGTACGATATTGCTTCGGTGTACGGAGAACCGGGACAGCCCTAGACAGGAGGGACGGCCGTGAGCGGGAAGCAGGAGAAGAAGAAGCGCGACGGGGAGGCGCAGCGTGCGCGCGCCGAGGAGATCGCGGACGAGCGCGTCGCGTCGATGCCGAGACCGAGACCGAGCGAAAAGATCCGCCACATGCGCCGGCTCTTCGGCGGGCAGACGACGGCCGAGCAGTATCACTCCGCCGCGCTCGCGGCCAAGGGTCACCGCTGCATGCTCTGCGGCGGGCCGCCGCTGATCACCTACCGATCGATGGCGACCCACGCCGACCTCGAGCGCGAGGCGCCGCAGTACCTCGTCGCGATCAAGGAGTCGAACCCCCACGGCCCGTACGTGCCGACGTTCCCGTCGAAGCACGGCGCGATGGTAGTCGTCTCCTCGGCGCACGCCTGCAAGATGTGCGAGAAGCGCGCCGACCACGTCGCCGCCCAGCACCCGTCGTGGATGACCGTCGAGATCAACCGCGGCCCGGGCGCGGACAAGCCGATCGTCGGGGTGGCGTGATGCCGTCGCGAATCACCGTCGATGGTCAGGTCGTAATCGAGTCAACCGACGAACCCATCTCCGATGTCGAGATGCCGGCGTACGTGACCCGGAAGCATCTCAGGCTGTACGATCCGAACGAGTATACCTGCTGGTGCGGACCGAGACTCGTCACCGACGGTCGGGGCTATCAATACTACGAGCACAACTTATACGCACCAGGCAAGGGCGGCAACTGATGGGCGCGGAGAGCTACAGCTCGGTTCGCTACACCGATACGTTGTTCACGTACCCACTGTGTCGCGAGGTTCGCGGCTGCCACAGCGCGATCAACGGCCGCGAGTTGCCTGACGAGATCGGCTGGGTCACCTGTAAGATGGGCTCGGCGACCGCGTACCAGAACCGCCGGACGATGTCCGACGAGTTGAGCAAGGCCGTCCGCGCGTTCGAGAAGAAAGAGCGCCGCCGCCAGCGGATGCACCGCAAGAAACGGCGAGGTTACTGATGCCGACACCCGAGGAGCTCGCCGGCTACGCCGGGAACCCGAAACCGAAGTCGAAACTGCCGATGGCGTGGGGCGTTCTGTACGCCGCGCCGAACCCCGACGGCTCTCGCAAGAGCTGCGATGACTGCATGATGTGGTCACTGGACAACCGATGCTCGATCCACGACGAAGCTCTCGAAATCACCGCGAACCACACGTGCGGCTACCACGTCTACGGCGTCCCGATGGACGCGAGGATGGAGCACGAGGGGCTGATGCCGGTCGACCCGAAGATGAGCGGGCTGGAAGTCGTCGCCGGCGGGACGAGCTGCGACACCTGCAGGCATATTATCGGCGACGAAGAGGATGGCGCGAATGCGTGCGCGGTCGTCGCGACGCCCGAGGGGGCACCTCAGCCGGTCGCACCGCTCGGCTGCTGCGCTCGCTGGGAGAAGCCTTGAACGAAAACGGCGGGCTCGCGGGCATCGGGCTCATCGCACTCGTGATCGCCGGCCTCGCCATCGCCGTTGCCGCTATGTAGATGCCGCGCCGCGTCCCGCCAGAGTACAAGATCGTCCTTGAGCGCCACCAGCGCCAGCTCGAGCGGCTCGTCCGCCGCCGCGGCGCCGCGCAGATGAAGAAGCTCTACGACCAGGCCACCGACGAGTTGATGCGAAAGCTCGCGCGCCAGGCCGGCCGCGGCGGCGCGACGTTCACCACGACGACGAGGCGATCCCTCCTCATGCAGTTGCGATCCGGAATGATCCAACTCACGCAAAGACTCAGGGGCGAGCTCGGGGACGCCAGCCTCGCCACACAGGTCGAGTCGATACGGACGCTCGCGCGGTCGGTGGCGCAGCTCGAGCGCAAGTTCACGGGCGCGATCATCTCGCTGCCCGTCGAGGAGGCCGGGCGGTTCGCCGGCGTGATCGACAAGAGCCGGACGTCGCTGTTGCGCGCGCACGACACGTCGATGGCGCGCTACGGCTTCACGATGGTGCGGGGCTTCGAGAGGGATATGTCGATGTCGCTGCTCACCGGGCAGACGACGTCGCAGGCGATCGACCGGCTTCGCGAGCGCGCGGAACTGGAGTGGTACCAGGGCGAGCGCATCGTGCGGACCGAGTTGGCGTGGGCGTACAACGCGAGCCAGGCCGACGCCATCGAGGACGCCACGAAGATCGCGCCCGACCTCATGATGCGCTGGAACGAGCACGTCTCGGAGGGCGGCACGCCGCTCGACGACCGCGTGGGCGACGACTCGATCGCGATGCACGGCCAGGTCGCCCCCGCCGGCGGCGTGTTCACGATGCCGCCGCGGACGAAGGCGGGCGTGGCCGTGTCGCGGACGCTCGTTGGCGACACGTGGTCCCACCCGCCCAACCGACCGAACGACCGCGCCGTCCTGGCGCCGTGGCGACCGCACTGGGGCGTGCCCGGGTGGATCTGGAAGGGACGACGCGTTCCTGTTGGTTGACGCCGTCGTTCGCTGCGAGTAGAGTCTGGGTGTTCAGGGGGAGATCCCCCCGCCACCCGGAGGACGACCGATGGAGATGAATCCCGAGGCCCTGGCCTCATTCGGAAACGCTGGCGAGACCGAAGCGCCCGCCGAAGAGACCGCCACCGAGGAGACGCCAGAGGAGACTCCGGTCACCGAAGGCGAGGAGTGGGCGGCCGCCCAGAAGAAGGCCGCCGACAAGGGCGAGGAGTTCTCCGTCGCCGCGGAGGAGGCCGTCGCCCTCGGCGAGATCTGCGAGGAGTGCGACGACGACACGCTCAAGGCGGCGGAGTCGCTGGCCGAGGAGGCCAAGGTGTTCTCCGAGGACGCGGTCGAGATCGCGGCCGTCGCCGAGGAGAAGGTCGAGGAGGCCGCCGTCGAGATGGCCGCGGAGATGGGCGACGAGGAGCCCGCCGCAAACCCTTAGCAGGCGGCGACGTCGACGCAGCCGCCGCCGCGGAAGAAGTGGAGAACGGGGAGGCGAACCCCGAGACGATGGCCCTGATGGAGGGCTACGACCCGGACCTCGACGGGAACCCGCCGGCCTGGGTCGCCGACGAGGGCACGTGGGACCGCGCGAAGAGGGCGGTCGACCCGACCGGCAAGGGCGCTGACTACATGGAGCCCTGGGCAGTCGTCGCGCACGTTTACGAAAAGATGGGGGGCGGCAAGAAGTAGCTACACCAAATGCGGCGGTCGCCGGTAGACCGCGCATCCGCCGGCGGCCGTCCATACGATCTACTTGCGCGCGCTCACGTTCGCGCGGTAGCATTCCAACAGATGGCCGAACGCGATCCCATCCTCCGACCCGAAGACGGCGTCATCGACGCCGACGCCGAACTGCCCGGCAACGCGTCGGTGATCCACAAGCCGCCGACGCACCCGTCGCGCCAGGCGAAGGGGGATCTGCCGCAGGAAGTCCCGAAGCTCGGTCGCGGCCTCACGAAGTCTGGCCTGTCGCACGCCGGGCCGCCGTTCAAGAACCTCAAGTAGGAGCGCCATGCCCGGTAAAGTCAGAGAGCAAGCAGAGAAGCACGGCATCGCGGGCAACCGCGACGAGGGCATCTCCTACGACGGGCCCAACGGCGTCCCCGAGGGCCCCGACGCGCAGAACCAGCCGTACAAGCAGGGCGGCGCCCCGTCGACCACGCCCAAGCCGAGCCCCCACACCACCCCGTTCAAGAACCTGAAGTAAGGAGCGTCCGCGATGGCCAACGAGATCACACCGCTCAACGAGCAAGAAGCCGAGCAGGCCGGCGAGGACAAGGCCGAGACCGAGGTGATCAAGGTGCACGACCGCGCCCGCGGCGGCTACAAGGACAACGTCTTCGGGACGACGAGCCCGCGCGGCAAGCCGTCGCCAAACCCGAGTCCGTTCCGTCTCAACGGCGGCGGCGGCGGCGGCGGCGGCAACGGCGACGGCGACGGCGACGAGAACAACGGCGGCGGCGAGTAGTCGCGCGACCGCGGAGGTAGAGAACATGCCCACCAAGAACGAAGAGAACGCCAACAGCATCGGCCAGGAGCGTCAGCACAACGACGCGACCCAGCAGTACGACGCCGAGCACGGAGCTCACCGCGACAACGTCGAGGGGATGCCCCAGGACGACAAGCTGCCGACGGGCGAGCTGCCCCAGGCGCCCGACCCGAGCCCGTTCCGCATCGGCCCGCTGGGCGGCGGCGCCGACGGCGGCCGCTAGCACCGACCCCGGGGAACGTTGGCGGACCAGGCGAAGCTGATCGGAACCCTCACGGTGGACCCGCTCTCGGGTCAGCCGTCGGGGAGCCCGTCGATCGACATCCCGATCGAGGAGCTGCTCCAGCTCAAGCGGTCTGGCCACGTCACGCAGGTCGACCTCGAGACCGACGCCCCGGAGTCCGTCAACTTCGGCGACCTCGCCCAGGCCGAGGTCGTCTACATCCGCGCGTTCGGCGGCAAAGTCAAGGCGAGCTTCACCAGCGCGGACGGCGCCGCTCAGACTATTCCGGTCGATCCGACCTGCATCCTGTTCTGCTCGCGAGAACCGATCACCGCCTTAGACTTGACGCGAGTCGCGGGCGCAGGTACCACTGTAAAGGTCAAAGTGCTGCTAGGCGAGAAGGTCTAGCGCGGAGGAACCCCGACAATGGCGACAGTCACCGAAACCGAAGACATCCAGAAGATCCTCAACCAGGGCCGCGCCGACCAGGTGCCCGACGCCCTCAACCTGATCGACTTCGGCGACATGCTCGAGGCGGTCGAAGAGGAGATCGACAAGAGCGACGCCGTCGCGGTCATCACCCTCGGTGACGACACGGCGCTCGACGCGGCCAAGGGTCGCGGTGCGCTGATGGTCCAGTCCGTCGAGGTCCTCACCGGGTCGGCAGCCGCCGGCAGCCGCATCGTCGTCCCGTCCACCGACGCCGCCTCGGCCACCGAGGTCGTGCTGTCGGCCGACGGCACCACCCTCACGTTCGAGGCCAACGTCGGCACGGTCCAGGTCCGCTGGATCCCGGCACCCAAGGTCGCGTTGTCCACCAAGTTCGCCCCGACCTCCTAGCCCGAGCATTTTCCCGGACCAGGAACGGAGCCCAACCCAAGCGCGCTCATGCACCGCTACTCGGACCATAGCCCTGCTGTTCTCCGCCACCACGCGACGGCGGCGGAATCAACAGTCGGATCGGCCCGGAGGAAGCAGCGCACAGCGAAGAGGACACGATGCCGAACGCGCCAGCCGAGAATGGGGCGGCCAAGCCGACCGAGAATCCTCCTGACGGAGGAGAGACCGGCAGCAACGGCGTAGCCCAAGGAGCCAACGGAGAAGTCCAAGCACAGCCGCCGCCAGATCCGCCGCACGGCCAACAGCCGCCGGTAGGAGACGACGACGCTGCCCTCGGGATCACTTCAGACGGCAAAGTTCACTCGGTTCCGCAAGAGGCGTTCTCCAAGCTCAAGGAGCGAGAGCGCGAAAGGGGAAGGGAAGAAGCACAGCAGGCACACCAACGATGGCTCGACGAGCAAGCCAAAGCGCAAGGGTTCGACTCCTTCGCGGCCTTCATGGCCGCGGCGAAGCCGCCCGAGCCGCCGCCGCAAGCCGCCGCGCCACCGCCGCCTGTTAAGCCAGAGCCCGATCCACCGAAGGAGGAACCAGTGCCGCCCGTAGAGACCCCCAAGGGACAGGAACCCACGCCCGACCCCAAGCCGTCACGCACCGGCATGACCGCGCGCGCTCGAATCCGCTTCCGCAAGGAGCGCAGCAAGCACGCGTCGAACATGCAGAAGATGCGCGGCCGCAACAAGAAGCTGGAGGGAGAGCGCAACGCGCTCAAGGGCCAGCTCGCTCAGCAGCAGACGGAGACGGAGCTACGAGAGATCGCGATCAAGACCGGGGTAACGGACCTCGACTACGCGATGACGCTGCTCCGTCGAGAGCTGAAGGGGAAGACCGCGGAGGACCTCAAGGACTTCAAGCCGAACGACTTCTTCGAGGGGTTGCGGGAACCACGCCCCCACCTCTTCTCGGAAGTGAAGGTGCCGGCGACCACCGGGACCGAGGACGGAGCGGAGACCCCGCCACCACAGACCCCAGCGGCGGCTGCTCAACAGGTGGCCGACGGTGCGAGGATCGACGCGACGAAGATGACGGACGAGGAGTTCAAGGCCTACCTGCGCAAGCGCGGGTGGAGCCAGAACGCCACGACTCCGGGCGGCGACCGAGCGACTCGCTCGGGCTAGCCGATCTTCTGCGCTTCGTACCTTCGCTCCGCCCTGGACTAACCCACAACGGAGCGCAGAACCATGCCGGACTTTTCAGTCATCCTGCAGACCCCCGAGATTCGGGACATCGTCCAGGAGCGGATCCTCGAGCGCGCGTTTCACGATGCGCTCTTCCCTCGGTTGCTCTACCGCGGCGAGGCCGCCCCCGAAGAGTGGCCGGCCAACGTCGGCGACTCGATGGTGTTCACGGGCGTCGGCCTCATCAAGCCGAAGCTCAAGCCGCTGAGGCCGGGCGAGGACCCGCTCCCCAGCGACTACGAGAAGGAGCAGTGGGAGGCGACGATCCAGCAGTGGGCGGACACGATCGACTCCCACATGCCGTCGTCCATCAACGCGGTGGCGAGCCTGTTCATGCGCAACGCGCAGCAGCTCGGGCTCAACGCGGGCCAGGTGCTCAACCGCCTCGTCCGCAACCGGCTGTTCAACGCCGGGCTCGGCGGCCACACCGTGACCAGCGCGTCCGTCGCCGCGGCGAACGCGGTGCCGGTCCAGCGGCTCAACGGGTTCACCAAGGCGCGACGGCCGGACCTGCCGGCGGGATCGGCCGTCCGCTTCGACACCGTGTCGGCGGCGAACCCGCTCGCGGTCCAGGTGTTCGACACCGGCGTCGGCGACTTCGTGCAGCGCAACGTGATCGCGTTCGTGGCCGACGCCGCCGGCGACGAGGAGGGTCCCGGGACGCTCACCGTCGATGGCGCCGCCGTCACCATGGCGGCCCGCGGAGCCGTCATCGCGGACGACCGCACCAACCTGGTCCGCGTCGGCGGCGGGTTCTCGGTCGACTCGATCGGCTCGAACGACCTGCTCCGCCTCGCGGACATCCGGTCGGCGGTCGCTCGGTTCTGGCAGCAGAACGTGCCCGCCCACCCGGACGGCAGGTTCCACTGCCACCTCGACCCGACGTCGCAGGCCCAGGTCTTCGCGGACCCGGAGTTCCAGCGGCTGCTCACCGCGTTGCCGGACCACTACATGTACCGCGAGTTCGCCCTGGGCGAGCTGCTCGGGACGGTGTTCTTCCGCAACTCGGAGAACCCGCTGGCCGAGACGGTCGGCGACGGCGACGTGACCATCTTCGACGAGGACGACCCGTTCGCGGGCGAGCTCACGAGCGACGGCACCGCCGCCGGCGTCCCGATCCACCGGCCGCTGTTCACGGGCCAGGCCGCGATCTACGAGTACTACCAGGAG